CAATCCCATCGAGGTGTCCGGCAAACGTGCCGAACAGTGGAGCGACACGGAAACGCGCCGAAAGTATGAGGGCCAGCGGTCGGCCATCTATGACCAGATCGACCGGTGGGCGTCGGACAGCGGGCGGGACGCGGCGGATTGGGTAAACATCTTGGCCGAAGTGGACCGCTACAACAACTATGTCAAGTCCAAGATGTTGCGGGTGCCACAGATCGAAGTCGGCACGATCAAGGCGCGGCTCAGGAAGTCGGTGGTAGCGCCGTCGTGGGAACGCCGCCGTGGCGAGCCAGTGGGAGAAGACGAGACGCCGATGCTGGATTACTCCGAGGCGACCGACGTGCTGGAGAGCGCGGAAGAGCAGGAATAGGCTCAAAATAGGCTCATTTGGTGTCCACCTATGTCCGCTATGTCCACTCTTGTCCACGAACCCTTGGCTTTGCAATGGCCTCAAAACCCCCGTAAAAACGCCATAAACCCCAATAAACACAATGAAAATGGGTAGTGCGCCTGCCGCGACTCGAACGCGGGACCCTCGGCTTAGAAGGCATGGGGCGCTGATTTCTAAGTGGCATGATGTCAGTCGGTTACAAGTTTTGGAGGGGCTTGCCAGACTCATTGTAGACTCATAATTGCCACGGTTTTTCGTGGCGTCTGTACATGTACGCTTGGCATCTGTACATGTACACTAAACCCCTAACTCCCCTCTGTTGAATGACTTCCAACTGTACGCTTCAACTGTACCGTTTTTAACTGTACCCTTGTGATTGCGTTACGGTTTGATTCCGAAATACGCCTCCCCTTGCTTCCGCGTCACCAAATTCCGGTAGTGGGCGTAGAGCAAGTCGGGACTCGGGTGTCCGAGTTGAAACGCGGTCTTGCCGGCGTCTTGGTAAGCCGCGAGGTGGTAGGAAGCGTAGGAGTGCCTGTGGCCGTTTGTGGGCCACTGGGAGATCCCGGCGGCTGTCCGGGCCGCTGTGATGCGTTTCCGCCAGTTGGGCGGGCATACAGGGCCGTTTACAGGGTATTTTCTGAGCCAGGCGCGGAGCGTCGGGTGGATCTCGACGTACCGTTGTTGCCGGGTCTTGGCGATAGCGGCGGTGACGTGAATGTGGCCGGCCTTGAGGTCGACGTCATGGGCCCAGAGTTGGCGGAGTTCGCAAGACCGGATGCCGGCAAAGGCGGCGATGGCAATAGCGGGGATGAGCTCCGGGTCAGTCTTGGCGACCGTAGCGAGCAGGTTACGTGTCTGGTCGACGGTCAAGATGGGCGGGGGCTTGCGTTCGACGATCCCGTGCGTAACGCCGACCGTGGGAACGGCGCTGGACAGGTATCCGCGGGCGGTCGCCCAACGAAACAGGTTCGTGAACGCCCGGAGCAGGTTGTTCCGGGTGGTCGGGGTGTATGGGGCGACAACATGGGCGATGGCTTGCGGCGTCCATGTGGCGACCGGGGCGTCCTGGTCGAGCTTCCTTAAGGCACAACGGAGACCGGCGAGGTGTGTCTTCCGCCGGCCAGCCGCCGCCTTTTCGGCGAGAAATTCGGCTACTGCCTCGCGGGTAGCGATGTTGGGCACGGCGGGTGCCGGGGGTTTCTTCACGTAAGTGCGGGCAGCGTCGAGCACGGTCACGCCCGCGGGCAGTATAGCGGCGGCCCGCTGGGCGTCGTAATACTCGGCGGGGGAAAGTGGGCGGGCGCTCCGTTTGGCGTTGACGGCGACCGCATCGATCCATGCCCTTGCTTGGTCTTGCTTTTTGAAAGTCCGGCTCTGCTGGGGCAGACCCCGGACCCGGACCCGGGCTTTCCACGTCCGGTTGCCGGTGGGGTAGATGTGGCCAATGGAGTATTTCATGAAGTGGGATTAAACGCATTCATTCTTTTGCTGGTTCGGTGTCCGAATCTGTAAGCCACTTCATAATCCCGTATCCTGCGGCCAATCCGCCAAGGGCAACAAGTATGCTCAAAAGGCTTACAAACAGAACCGCCGTTTGACCGCGCACATCTGGAACGAACCGGCCAAATGCCCAAGTCGCAATCATAAACCCGACTACACCGCCAAACACTTTGAGAAATCCAGACAGCACCTTCATTTTATAGCCCATCCTTAGTTATACAATCACTTTAGCCTCTATGATTCGGTGCGGCCTCTAACCCAAACAAGAAGGCCCTGAAGGCCGTACACGATGCCATAGGCCAAAAGGAACACTGACCAGAAAATTACCTTCCGTAGTGATCCCAATACCGAAATAACGAAAGAATAACTAACGGCAAAGACGATCCAGAACATGTTCGCTTTGAAAAGGGCCGCAAATTTCCAACAAATAAACAGCCCCAGCCCAATAGATGCAATGTACAAAATTATGCCAAAGCCCCATGCCAACATTACTGCAACGCCTTCCAGTCCGTCTTCTTTCATGGGTTCTCTTTTCTCATACGAGCGGTTTCCCGCAGTGTAGGCAAAACTTCGCGTTCTCCCCGCGCAAACTGTACACCGTCAGTTTGAAACACGCCGGACAGGTTATCTCCCGTAACCGCTCCACTTTCTGACCGGACGCGCATTTGTCTTTTTCGCCAGATATCGTAGCGAGAAGGCGAGCCCGATTGTTTCGATTCATGTTACTTTCCCCTCGCTCAAACTTTGCATACGTTCCCGGCGCCAACTCCAATAACGTGCTTACTTGTTCCTGAGCCATTCCTTTCCCCGTGCGCCATGTCTTTGAGCGCCGCCGCAATTCCGTGATTTCTTTCTCTAACATTTGTGACCTCCAATCACCACCTATTGCAACAAGGTGTACTTCCTTGCACCAATAGTACACGCCGAAGTGGTGGTATGTCAAGTCTTATGTAATATATCTTTATCGGCATAAAAAAGGTTGACGGAAATACTCTTTTGGTGTATTGTTTTGCCCGGTAAGCAATTACAACGGGAGACGAGACAATGACGCGACCCCCAAAAGCCTTATCAGCAAAGGTAAAACTCCTCATCAAGTGGCGACACTCGAAACACTGGACCCAGGCAAAACTTGCAGAAAGAGCCGGTGTCTCCATTGATCTCGTGAAGCACATCGAGACGGGACGTCACTACATCACGTACAGAAGCGCAAAACTCTTCGCTGCGGCGCTCGGCAAGGGCCGCAACTCTTTAGTCGAGGAATAGCCCATGCCTGACGAATCAACGGTACACAAATCCAGCCCGGCAGCGGTCCCCGACTACATTACGCCGGGAGATCTGGCAAAGAAACTCGGGGTATCAATAAAGACCGTACGCCGCATGATCGATGGGGGTGCCTTCCCCGTACTGGGTCTGACAGGCCGAACGACTCGGATTCCAATCTCGGCGGTGGAACAGTTTCTAGCCGAACGGACGATCCCGGCGGTAACAGACGAGAAGAGTCCTTAAAAAAAGGAGACCCGGCAGATGGCGTTGAAGACTTGCCCACAATGCAAGAAGGAGAAATGGCATACCTCGTTTTACACAGGAAGCAACGTCTGCCGGTCCTGTCAGAGCGAGCCGAGACCGAAGATCAACGATGGGCGTGCACCGACCCTGGCAGAAGCGGAACCGAAGGAGCGGCCAGCGCCGCGTCCGACCGCCCCCGTTTCTACACCAGTGACCCCGCCAACAGAATTGCCCGAGTTGGAACCGGCGCCGTCGTTCGAATCACAGTTTTTGAAGGAGACGGAAGAGGCAGAAATAGACGGGGGCCGGCTGATCATGAAAGCCGAGACTTCGGTTGAACTGCTTGTGGCCGTCCTGATTGCCGTCTTGGATGTGTGCCCGGACGCCCGGGCCAAGTTTGAATATGGAGACCTGATAATCAAAGCAGGGAAACAACGGAACGGACTCGAACTGGCGCGACAAGGTACGGATGAAGAAGTCCAACCCACGTGACATTTGAATATCCGAGCGAAGTGGAAATCTTCACGGAGCTACTCGACGGCGCGACCGTAGAGAGCCACGAGCCGGCGATATAGAAAGGGGACAACAATGCGATTCGGATTTATCCGGGCAATTGACGAGCGTCCTTATGACGCGGCGGCTGCGCAGTTCCAACGTGAGCAAAAACGCGCCGAACATCTGATGCGAAAGTATGGAACCGTCGATCCCGCAGAAATCGCAGACATGCGAGCGGCGCTGAATCATGGCGATAGGAATACGTTTGCCCTCTATAGGGCGGTCATAGGAGGCAAAGCATGAACGGACGCCCGGTCTTCGCCACGATGCTCCTACCGGACCCGCCTGCCCGCGCCCGCGACGATAACCCCGACTATGTTTACCATTTCCGCTGTTTGCGGTACGGGAAACAGCCGGAGCAGTGGACGCTGTGCATAAAACGCCGCGCACCCCGCATCGAGCCATTTGTTGAAATCGGCGAGGCGATCAATCTGTGCGAACGGCTCAGATCGAGCGCACGTATCCGGGATGTTGAGTCGTCTGCGCTGAACGCGGTGCTCGATAAAGTACACGAATTGGCCCGCGCATTGGGCCATGAACAACTGGCGCGGCAACGGGCAGATCAAGAAGTTAACCGGCTCGGGCTATGCGTGGTGGAACGCGACGCGGAGATCGCCGAACTGAAACGCACCGCGCTGTGCGAACACAACCATGACTGACCGCCCGTGGTACTCGAAACTGCTCGGGCGCGAGTGGGCCGAGTTGGTGGCATGGATTATGGAACAGGAACAACGGAAAGCCGCCAGCGCGGACAAGCGCCGACGGCTCAAAACTGAAACTAACAAAGGGAGTATGACACGATGATCATCGATTTTCAACTCGCAGTACGCGAGGGACTCTTTGCCCGGATCGGGCTGACAGGACCAGCGAAGAGCGGCAAGAGCCTGACCGCCCTCAAAATCATGCGGGGACTGGTAGGCGAAGCCGGCCGCATTTGCGCTATAGACACAGAGCGGCGGTCACTGAACAAGCATCTCGGAAAACCGGGAGTCGGCGCTCCGTTTAACGCCATTTACCCCCAAGACTTCAACCCGCAGATCGTGATTGACTCTATTGCAAAAGCCGAAAGTCAGGAATTTGACGGGATCATCATTGACTCCCTGAGTCATTTCTGGACTGGTACGGGTGGCGCACTCGAAATAAAAGACAACGCATCCCGCCGATCTGGCGAGAACGATTTCACGGCTTGGCGGGATGTGACACCACTACACAACAAGATGATCGATGCCATGCTTAACGCACAAATGCACCTGATCGTCACTATGCGCGTGAAAACCGAATACATCATGGAAGATTACATCGACCGGAATGGCCAGACCCGAAAAAAGCCAGTCAAAGTCGGGCTCCAACCCATTCAGCGGGCCGGAATGGAATACGAGTTCGATATCGTCGGCGACTTGGATGTCCAACATAACATGATGGTGAGCGGTTCTCGATGTGACGAGCTTGACGGCAAAGTAATTCACCATGCGGGCGCCGATGTAGCGCAGATCGTCTTGGCTTGGCTGGCCGGCGCGGTAGCTACACCTTCCTCTCTCCTACCGCCGCCGCCCGCCAATGGCCGGGCGGAAGCAAACGCCGCGCTCAAACAAATCATGGCGGACGTTGGTGCGACGAAAGAAGATCTCGCCGCATGGACTGTTGAGAAGTTTGGCAAACCCGCGGCGAGCATGACAACCGACGAGTTGCGCGCGCTCCACGTCCGCATCAGCGCCGAGTACCCCCGGAAACCGCAGCCCGCTGGAACCCCGGAATCCGACACCGCCGTCAACTACTAAGGATCGACATATGAAAATCACGCGAATCGAGATTGTCAATTTCCGCAGTATTGAACACATCATTTTCGACGCGATCAGCGGCGGGCTCATGTTGCTCGGGCCAAACGGCTCCGGGAAATCGTCTGTTATCGAAGCCGTCCGCTACGCCCTCTGGGGACACGCCACATGGACCACGGCGGATGGCCGCGGCGGCGGCGCCGTTGTCCGTACCGGCGAGAAAGAAGCCACCGTGCTCGTAGACACCGACTTGGGCCGGATCGTGTTCAGTGTCACGTCAGCGGGTAAGCGCTCATGGACGCTGGTCGACGCGGACGGCCAGGTTCTTGCCGACGAGCCATCGGCGTTTTGGAAACTAGCCGGGGTAGACGCTCGGCACGCGGAGATCTCCGCAAACCTCGGACACAGCATCGAGAGCGGCGATTTTGCTGACGTGCTTGGCGTATATCTCGCCGGCACGATCACAACCGGCGCGGTGCTTGCTGCATCCGGCGATCATGCCACATGGCTCTCAGAATTCACAAAAAAATACGTGCAACCGCGAACCGTCCAGGAGTGGCGGGATGTCGGCGAGACCGCCCACAAGGCGCGGACAGGACTCAACGGCGAACTCAAACAGGTCAGGGCGGATATCGAAGCCTACGGGTTTCTGGCGCTCCCACAGGACCGGCAGAAACGCGATATTCCCGTCAGCCGACTCGGCGAAGTCCAAAAACGGCAAGCCACTTTGGCGGCGAAACGAGACACGCTCAACCGCGAACTTGGCGCGGCTTCGGCAACACCGCCAGCGATTGACGTACAGCGTGTTCAGGGCCAGATCGATGTCATGGATGTTGAGCAACAGGCGGCGGCAACCAAGGCTACAGAAACCCGAGAAAAAGCCGAGGGCGTCGCGGTCGAAGTGGCAGCTGCGCAGTTGCGTATTGCTGAGATGCTCGGGCAGGTCGCGGGCTTGCGGGAGGACATCAAACGGCTCGAATCCAACTGGGACACCGCACGCGGCGGCATCTGTCCGTTCTGCAACCAGGCGATCCCGCCGACGTTGGTCGCCGCGGCCGAAACCGATATCACTGAGGCAAAGGCCCGGATCGCTACCATCGAAGCTGAGCGCAAGAATCTCAGTACGGCAACCGGCGATCTCCGGAGCCGGGCAAACGAATACACCGCGACGTATAGGACACAGGCAGCGGTTGCAGACCGGCTTGCTCGCGAAATCGCGGGACTGCGTGCCAAGCTCGACATCCCGTTGGCACCCGCGAGTCGGCCAACTGATGAGATACAAGCAGATCTGGATACCGTCACGGCAAGCCTGACGCGAGGGGAAGAGATTACGGCGGCGCTTACCAAGATTCAGGACCGCGACGGCCAGAAACAGCGGCAGGCGGAGCTCGAGGCGTTGGTCGCCCACCACACTTGGGCGGTCGAAGCGTTCCGCGACGGGGTGTTGCTCAACACGTTGGTGAGCAATAACAAACGAGGCGAACTCGTTGACCGGTGCAACGCGCAGTTGGCTGGCACTCACGCCATGGACATCGTGTTGAACGGCAAGACCGTGGACATCCTGTTCGACAAACGGAAGCTGGCGTTCTGTTCGACGGGCGAGCAGCGGATCGCGCAGTGGGCCTTCGTCAATGCCTACGCGGCAGACGCACAACCCGTCATCCTAGACGATATCAATGACCTCGATGACACTCACAAAAACCTTGTGCGGCGACGGCTGCAATCGGGCGGCGGCGGGATCTACGCGGCCACCAAAGACGCGCCGCCGAACGAAGCGGCGGTAGAAAAAATACAAGAGGCGTTTGAGCCGGCGCGCGTCGTGTGGATGGGGAAATGACGAAGCGTAGTCCAGAAGGAAAGTTACGGCGGCAACTCGCTAACTGCGAGCGCAAACGGCGCGTTTATGCGGCCCGCATTGCGTTTGCTAGATGGGTGCTCGGCGGCAAATGTCTCCAGTGCGGCTCAGAACAGTACCTACAGTTTGACCACATTAACCCATCCACAAAAAGCCTTGAACTCGGCAGAGCCGCCGTAGTATCCCTCGAAAGGTTCCTGGCCGAGATACCCAAATGCCAACTGCTCTGCCACTGCTGTCACGTCAAGAAATCCAAAATTGACGGTACACAACCAGGCGGGCAGCGAAAGATCGGTGAAGTGGTAAACATGCTGGATTATGAATATGACGACGATGACGATTTGATACCTGCGATGGTCTAACCCAAAAAAAGGAGAGTCGCCATGGGAAACATAGGATACAACGGCGAATGCGGCGATGGCGAGCCGCTTATCGGGATACCGGAAGGGGAACATTATTTCCGGGTACGTAATGTCACAAAAGGGTTTGACGAAAAACATCAATGCGATGCGGCTACCGTCACGCTTGAAGTCAGGGCGGGCGAAACCACGGCTACGATACAAGACAAGCTCCCGTGCCACACCGCGTTCGAGTGGAAACTTGGCGCTTTCTTTAAATCGCTCGGCCTCCGCAAGTCGGGCGAGAAGCTCCGCATGAACTGGGACGCCGCGGTAGGCCAGTGGGGCCGGTGCAAAATCGTCATTAAAAAGGGCCGCGAACGGGATTTTCATAACATCGGTTCGTATCTCGACCGCAACGGCAAACAGCCGCCGGCGTGGTGTGTCGAGCCGCTCGGTGCGGCCGCGGCCCCTGCGCCACAGCGGCAGGCGCCAGAACCAACCGAAGACGACGGTGCCCCGTTTTGACGGGAATGAATCACAACCGGCAGACGCGCGGCGTGTTCGCGTGGGGCGGGTGGGCGTGGTGATGACGTACTACAACGATAATGATGGCAAGGCGTGCGCGTGGTTGTGCGAGTTACAAGCGGCGGGGTTGATTACGGCCGGCCTGATTGATGATAGGAGCATTTGTGATGTGCGAGGAAACGACCTTGCGGGATTCGAGCGGTGCCACCTCTTCGCCGGGATCGGCGGATGGGATTGCGCATTACGACTCGCCAAGTGGCCGGCAGGTGTTTCCGTTTGGACAGGTTCCCCGCCCTGCCAGCCGTTCAGTTGCGCCGGCAAAGGGGCGGGCGAAAAAGATCCCCGCCACCTGTGGCCCGAGTTTCGACGCCTCATCGCCGAGTGCCGTCCTCCAAGCGTCTTTGGAGAGCAGGTTGCGTCAAAGGCTGGACGTCAATGGCTCGCTGGAGTATTCACTGACATGGAAGCACTGGGATATGCCTGCGCGGGTGCCGATCTGTGCGCTGCGGGCATCGCGGCGCCGCATATCCGGCAACGCCTGTACTGGGTGGCCGTCGCCGAATCTATGCGAGCGGGGAGCGGAGTTGAAAGAGTCGAAAGACAAGCGCGGATCAGGCGGGGTGGATTTGCAGACGGCGGCCACGCTCGCGGGGTGGCGATCTCCGGCGGTGCAGAATTCTCAGGGCGGGCCTCTCTCACCGGAGAAAACAAATGCGCGGTCGAGGTTGACGCTTCAGTCCCAGGCGGTCCTTGCGGGCTACCCGACGCCACAATCGTACAGCTTTCAAGAGAGCCACGCGCCTGGGCAAGTGAAACTGGACTTGTGTGCGAAACTGGCGGGCTTTGCAACCCCGCGGGCGGAGGAGCGGTCTCAACGGAACAGCCGGGACAATTACGAGGCACTATCGAAACAGGTTTCTGGAGCGATTACGACGTCATCCCGTTCCGCGACGGGAAATCGCGGCGTACTCAACCCCGCTCTGCCCCGTTGGTTATTGGGCTACCCCGAGGCGTGGTGCCTTGCGGCGATCCGCGCATCGAGGACGTTAACCAAAGCGCGGAGGCGCGGGTGATGCGATTGAAAGGTTACGGGAATTCGATTTGCGCGCCACTTGCGGCGGTGTTCATCAAGGCAGTAATGGACTGGCTAGAAACAGTGGAGGCGACAGCATGACGCCCGCCACCCTAAAAGCGCCTATGCCTTTTTTCGGCGGTAAGTCAAAGGTCGCGGATCTAATTTGGTCTAAATTTGGCGACGTGCCGAATTTCGTAGAACCCTTCTGCGGATCGTGCGCAGTGCTGTTGGCCCGGCCATCGGAACCACGGATCGAAACCGTGAATGACGTTGACGGGCTGATTTGCAACATGTGGCGGGCGCTGAAAGCGGACCCGGAAGCCGTGGCTAGTTATGCCGACTGGCCAGTCCTAGAAAATTGCCTCCATGCTCGGCACGCTTGGCTTGTCGGGCAAAAGGACGGTTTACAATCCCGGCTTGAAGGCGATCCCGACTACTACGACGCCAAGATCGCGGGGTACTGGCTCTGGGGTATGGCGTGCTGGATTGGTAGCGGGTTTTGTAGCGGCAACGGCCCGTGGCATGTGGTAGATGGCAAACTGGTTGACACGGGCGACGCGGGCCAGGGTGTGCAACGGCAACTGGTCCACCTTGGCGACGCGGGCCAGGGCGTGCAACGGAAACGGCAGATATTGAGCGGGGCATATTCGTCGGCAAAAGGCGCGGCAAACAAAACCGGCGAGGCGCTGTTGGAATGGTTCGCTGCGCTGTCAGATCGGTTACGCCGAGTGCGTGTCTGTTGCGGCGACTGGTCGCGGGTGTGTGGGCCGAGCGTGACGTTCAAAAATGGGCTTACGGGAATTTTTATGGACCCGCCATATGCTGCCGGACGCGATGACAACCTGTACCGGGTTGATAGCACTGATGTAACCCATGATGTTGCCGCGTGGTGCATCGAGAATGGCGATAACCCGTTACTGCGGATCGCGCTGTGCGGGTACGACGGCACCATGGACATGCCCGCATCGTGGGAATGTGTGCCATGGAAAACGCGCGGCGGGTACGGATCGCAGGGGGGTGGGCGCGGGAAAGCGAACGCGGGCCGGGAGCGGATTTGGTTCAGTCCCGCATGTTTACAAACGGAGTTGTTCTAATGACGCCCACCTACCAGAACGCCGAGCGCGGGGAAGGGACGCAATGAACCTCCGCCCGTACCAGACAGCCGCCGTGGAAGCCGTCGAACGCGGCTGGGGCGAGTTCCAGCGGCAGCTTGTAGTGATGCCCACCGGTGTTGGCAAGACGATCTGCTTTGCTCATCTCGCGGCACGCGAGGCGGCGCGCGGCGGTAACACGATGATCCTGGCGCATCGTGACGAACTGCTCCAGCAGGCCCAAGACAAGATCCGCGTCGCGGTCGGTATGGATAGCGCACTCGAAAAAGCCGATAGCATCGCCTATGACGGGCTGTTCCGGAAACCGATCACGGTGGCCAGCGTCCAGACGCTGCACGCCAAACGCCTTGAGAAATGGGCACCCGACGCCGTGGACTTGCTCGTTGTAGACGAGGCCCATCACGCACTGTCTGACAGCTATAGAGCAATCATTAACCATTTCAGTAACGCCCGCGTGTTGGGTGTGACGGCTACACCTGATCGCGGCGACAAACGCGACATGGGCGAGGTGTTTGAAGGCATTGCCTACGAGTATTCGATCCGCGACGCTATCGCGGACGGCTACCTATCCCCGATTGCAGCCGAACTTATCCCCATCAAGATCGACTTGTCGAAAGTGCGGACCATGGCGGGCGATTACAACGTGGCGGACCTCGACGAGTCGCTGCTTCCTTATCTTGATACCGTCGCCCGCGAAGTGGCCAGCCACGTGGTTGCGCGGAAGACGTTGATTTTTCTGCCGTTGGTGCGCACGTCTCAGGCGTTTGCTAAACTGCTCCGCGACTATGGGATCTCGGCGGAACACATCGACGGCGCCAGTCCTGACCGAGCAGATATCCTAAAGCGATACGCGGCCAGCGAGTTTCAGGCGCTTTGTAATTCGGCGCTGCTGTTCGAAGGATACGACCAGCCGGACATCTCGTGCGTCGTGCCACTGAGGCCAACGCAGTCGCGGCCGCTCTATTGCCTTGATTCACAAACAGAACTGCTGACGCCATCAGGGTGGAAGTTAAACGTAGAGGTTGGCGATGACGTTGCGGCATGGAACAAAGAGACAGGCGAGATTAGGTTTACACCAGCGATTGCGCAAACAAGACGTTTCCTATATCCAGATGAACATTTCATTTCGCTAGTAAGTCAGTCGGTGGATATCCGAGTCAGTAATAAACATCGGATGATTTACGACAATAGAAGGCGGAACGGATGGAAATTTACCGAAGTATCGAGGCTTGCTTCTTTACGCGACACGTCTTATATACCAGTGGCGGGGTGCGCCTCAACGCCCGGGGTTCCTCTTTCTAATGATGAATTACGTTTTATAGGATGGGTAATGACGGATGGTTCTATCAACAAACACAATGGCGGTATTGCTATTACCCAGGGCGAACACCAACCATGGCTTGAAGACATCCAAAAGTGCATTGATGGGTGCGGGTTTAAATATAACAGGTTTGTAAGAGTAAGGTGTGGTGCTTTCAAGGCTAATAGCGATTGTGTGACATGGACAATATCTAAAGGGGTGCCGCGTGGCAGGGATAAACATTTGCGCGGATGGGGAGCACTTGAGCCGTGGCTGTCTAAAGACTTCGCGCCGGCATTAATGGCTGTTAATAATAAACAATTTGATGTTTTACTTAAGGCTATCCATCTCGGTGATGGCCTTAAACAGAAGTCGTTAAATTGGACACAGCGGTCTTACCATATTTCTAAAGGAAATAAGGCTTTTATTGAACGCCTTCAAATTTGCGCGTTGATGCATGGATATCGTGCAAACATTTCTGCTGTTAAGGTATTACCAGGAAGACAACCCCTCTATTACCTTCATCTCAAAAAACAAGAATGGTCAAGAGTTGGTGGGCAACGCGGAGATCGGCCATCATGGAAAATTGAACCGCATTCAAAAGAAGAATGCTGGTGCGTAGAAAACGAATTTGGAACACTCGTAACCCGCCACAACGGGAAAGTGGCTATTGTTAGTAATTGCCAAATGGTCGGACGCGGCACCCGGATTTTTCCCGGCAAAGAAAATCTGTTGGTGCTTGACTTCCTGTGGCAGACCACGAAACACAAACTCTGCCAGCCCGCTTCGCTGTTTGCCCATTCGGTCGAGGAAGCCGACAGCATCATGGCGCAAGTAATCCCCGGCGGCGGGCAGATAGACCTGCTCGAAGCCGAGGCCGACGCCAAAAAACAGCGGGAAGAATCTCTGCGGAAGAAGCTGCAAGAGACCCAGAAAAAACAGCGGCGTTCGATTGATCCGGTTTCGTTTGCGCTTTCTATCGATTGCATGGATCTAGCCGAATGGGAACCCGAAGCGGCATGGCATGAGAAAACCGTCACGGACGGCCAGCGAAAGGCATTGTCGAATTTTGGCATTGACCTCGCTACTGTGACGTGCCGCGGCCATGCGTCCGCGATTCTCGACGTGATTTTTGCGCGCCGACAAGCGGGACTCTGTACGCCGAAACAAGCGGCCGTGCTCAACAAATATGGGTATTCGTCTAATACCAGTTTCGAGGAAGCGAAGGGACTTATTGACACCATCGCCGCAAACGGGTGGCAACGGCCAATACTCGTAGTTGCAGCACCATTACCACTAGATTATTAACAACAGCGGCGCAGGCCGCGAGGAGGCATGACATGAAGCTAGATATTTGCGGCAACGACAAGACGCTGTATAGCGCCCATGGTGAATACGAACCCGGTGACCAAGCCCTTGAACCGTGTCCGTTTTGCGGTGGCATGGATATAGAAGTAGACAATACACACACCCCACATTATACGGCTATTTGCCAAACCTGCGGAGCGGAAAAACCAGCGGCAGATTCCAGGAGTAGCGGAAACCATTCCAAAACAAAGGCGGCTTGCAGGCGCGCCCATAGACGTAGCTTTCAGTCTGCAATTGATGAATGGAACAAAAGAGCATAGCGGCGTGTGCCGCAAGAAAGCATAATAGAAACGGTACCGCGGGCCGAAGAAACGCAACGGGAAAAAGGAGCATGACGTGGAAAAGGGAAAACCCATACTGATTGACTCGAAAGTGCTGGGTGAGATTATGAGGACACATTCGCCGGCCTGCCTTATGGCAGCTGCCGAGATCCTCGCCGCGGCTGGCTGCGACGAGAAGGGCGAGGTCGTGCCGCTGACGGCGAACGGTAAGCGAGCGCGAATACACCCAACGGCCAGTGACGGGTTTATTATTTTGGCTTGTTTACCAGGGGAGCGGATCTCGGATGCAGACCTTATTAAGGCGGGGGGGAATCCAAACGAAGGTCCACGTTTACTCGCGGCGCTTGGCGTGCCGGAGCCGACGCGGACGTGCGCGACGTGTGATATGCGCGATGTCTGTAGAGTGACACCAGATAGGTGTTCTAATTGGGAGCCGCGCCATGACTGACACGGCCATTGCATCGACGCCTGTACTGTACACGCAACCGATAATAATCAGCAGCACACCGAAACCCTATATGTGGGTAGAGTTTAACTATGGTGTGCAACTAGCACGAGCGATGAAAAGGACACCATGACTGACACAGCCGACAATATAATCAAAGGTATAACCGAGGCCGTGTATCAGATATATAATCATGGTCTAAATCGCTCACGGCCCTACAACGGCCAGCCACATACGAGCGAAGGGGAACGTGGGAAAACTATTGTGTCCGGTCTCACATACCGGGATATCGCTGACTGTTTTGTAAAGGGATGGCTAGTCGCGGCTGGGCACTCAGGCATATTAGAAAGTCCCGATTGTACATATAACGATATCTACAAGTTTGGTGGTGAATGCGATGTAGATCCGCTTGCTGTGAAACAAAACATGTCATGCGAAATGGAAAAGTTGATGGGCATTTACCCCAATGTTCCAAAGCTAGAAGAGAACGCCGATGACTAACACCATGATCCAAGAACGCGCCCAGGCACTGTACGAGAAGATACCCCATGACATAGTTGTTGCTGCAAATACAATGGCAAGCACACTACTATGCGAACATGATCTTGTTCTCTTCCACGCTGCCCTGCTCGCGGCCCGTGCGCAGGGGGCGAAGGAGGAAGGGGAACGATGCGCTGACTTGCTAGACCCGTTTATCGCCTATGCAATCTCGAAAGACGACCCCGTACTGATGGGCTTGGTGCAAACCATACGGCAATACATTGACAGCGGCGACACCATCGATGCCATCCGCAACCCGCCCGCTGAGCCAGGGAAGGAGCACACATAAGTATGTGGTATCACATTCCACTCCCTCGTAAACTAGGCGGGTCGTATCCGCCCGCGGTAGAAATCCGCGCCCCAAGGAATGCTGTAATTATTGTGCGTGAATATTGCGGAGGAGCTACTTTCGAGTGCTGTAACGGACAGATTACACGCATAGACCCGCCCGCTGAAACAGGGAAGGAGTAAAGCGATGAATACAACTGACTGGTTAAACATTTTAGGGCTCGTTGGGTGTGTAGTGCTCGTTGTCGAAATACAACTGCACGTCCTCTACAAAGGGTTTTTGGATCTTATGGCGGCTCTAACAGGAGATAAACCCAATGCCAAATGAACCGATGACCCCGGAGCGCCGGGCGGAAATCAAGGCAGTCGTGGACGAAATAAAAGCCCACCATCCCGCACATTGTAACTGCTTATACTGCTTATATATTTTACCGCTCGTGGCCGAAGTCGAGCGGTTACAGGCGCGGGTGGCGGAGTTGGTAGTGCGTCTTTCGTTGCCAGAACCCGATTGTGATGCGGCAGATGACGAAATCTTCGATGACACGGATGATTCTGCTTTTGAAGGTTAAGGAGACCCCCGATGCCTGACCCGAACGTGACGCCGATGACGCCAGAGGAAGTGGCGGCGTACAGAGCAAGGCGCCTAGCGTTTGACGCCGGTGTATCTGACGATAAGCATCATCAAATATATGCGCTTATAGAACAGATAGACCCACTGCCACTGATTGCTAATAGGCCTAATGTAGATAAACTATTCGCCGCCGCGCGAGCAGAAACCCCGGACGCGGGCCGAGAGGAGGAGTGATGGTACATAGGATTCAACTACCCGAGGGCGAGGAGGCCGTGCTGTATACCGACTACGCCGCGCTCGAAACCCGCTGCCAGCAGGCGGAGGACGCACTGCGGGAGTTGGGCGAGGCGGTCGCGGGGCTAATGAAGAAGGCGAGAACCGTTCAGGATATAGTAACCCTATGTGCCACTGATAACTACAAGGGTCTGGCCTACGAGATGGCGCTTGCCGTCATCGCGGCGGCGGAAAAGGCCCAGCCGTGACGTGCCAATGCCAAGCCCGACAGCGCCTAAAAGGGCTATCCAAACATGCCCGAAAGGTTTACCGGGTTAGAAAAAGACGATTCGTGGGCTGGAGAACAACAGCGCAGTTATACGCAGACGCGCTTGGTGAACTTGTAGAGGCCGTCCATGCGGCGGCGAGAGGAGAGGGAACGTGAAAACAATACTGTATGAAGACGGTCTGTGTATTATTCAGTATCATCCCGAAGGGTTTTTTGTGGCACATGACACAAAGCCCGATGAGCCAATACAACGGGCGGTGGGCGAGGCCATTAAGCGCCTTGTCTATGAATGTGCCGCCGCCCGCGCTGAACTCGCCACCGTGAAACAGGAACGGGAGGCCGATCTAATCACCGTTCGGGACGTTCAGGATATGGCAACACGTGCTGTCGCGGCTGTACGCACCAATGTCGCTGCCGAACTCGCCGCGCTCCAGCAGTGGCGGGACTACGTATTAAGTGCACTACGGGGATTGAAACGATGGAAAATAGACTGGAAAGGACAGCGTGTATTAGCGGACGAACGTGGTATGTGGACTGGTTACGCCGCTCTCCAAACCCTGCTCGCGCCGCCTGCGCCGAAACAGGAGGCGCGACAGCCCGCCGAGGTGTTCCCGCCGAGTGAGTATATCCGCGAGGAAATGGAAAAGCGCGGGTGGGACCGCCTTGCGTTACTAGATGCAACAGGGACAGACCGCGTACTAGATGAACTGGTGATGAACGTAGTCGATCACAATGCCTGTGTCACCCCTGACATCGCCGCCGCGCTTGACCGCGCATTTGGTACCGGCCCGGACGTGTGGCTGAACCTCGACCGCGTGTGGCGGGAACGGCAACAGGAGACACAAAATGGATAGGTGTAGCGAGTGTGGGAATACGAGGCGAAGTTTGTACGTGATTGCCGAAAGCCCAGGCGTCGCGGTCTGTTCACGTTGTTTCTACCCGCTGGCCCGCGAATGTATTAAGCGGCGCAGGGCAGATCCTGAATTGAAAGCGGCATACGATAAGGTTTTCTCATTACTAACACCTGCGGAATTGGAGAGGATCAACGTAAGCGAACGGACAAAAGTTACTGAGCCGAAACGGGACGCGCCCGCCGACAACCGAGAGGAAGAGGAAAAGGCCAAAGCTCTATATGAGGGAGAGTCGTGTAGCAACTGCGGTGAACATGATTGCGTGGTGAGGATCGCCGTTCCCGCTACAACACATTGCCCGGACTGGAATCAGGCCGCGCCCAGAACCCGCCCTCGCCATTGAAGTCAAATCGTGTGTTGGTTGCTTACGTGCATCGTGCCCGTTTCTGATTGTCACGGCACCGACATCAAACTGCACGTGCCGGCAATGGCTGAAGTGTGAACCGGATGCGCCCGCGTAGGCGGAAGGAGAGGCCAATGGGTAAATTAATTGACGGCGCACCTTGGGCAACGTTCCTGATGAACAAAGGGGACGTGACCGGGAAGTGTGCGAAATGCGGCGGGGTAGTCGCTGAATGGTTGGTCGTCTTGGATGACTGCTATGGCGTTTATCGTGGTCAGTGTCCGGCTTGTGGCGCAATCAATCTGCTTGGTGGAGAAGGGCGCGGGTACCATAGTGGAGGAATGACGCTAGTACTTCCGTGTAAGCATGAAATCGAAATGAACAAATGGCCCGACAGTCCCGTCCGTGAGTGCCAGTGCGCGCAGGCGGAAGGAGAAACGCCGTGAACATGAATGAACTTGCACACCAGATCCACCAATACGCTAATGAGCATGGGTGGTGGGATACGGAACGAAACGTCGGCGCAATACTGGCGCTTGTCCACTCTGATGTGTATGACGCGCTAGAAGATTGGCGCACAGACCACATGGAATCGTACCTCGATGGCACTAAGCCCTGTGGTTTCCCATCCGAAATGGCCGACATCATTATTCGCGTGCTGGACATCTGCGCGGCGTTCGACATCGACATAGATGGAGAAGTGTTGGCCAAGATGCAATACAACCAGACGCGGCCCTACCGCCACGGAGGGAAGCGCGCATGAGAACCATCGGTATCATCCAATCCGCCGCGGACGTGTGCGACCTACTGGCCGACGAGACCGCGCTGACTATCGGCGTGAAGCCGCGGGACGGGGTGTGGGGGTGGAGGATAGGGACGTGAATTTTCCATTGTCCTGTGAGTTCTGTTGCCGGTTTGATAGTTCATGGACATGGGCGGCGTTGATGAAACATCGTAAGCATTGTATGAAACGGTTTACGGCAAAACAGCGGCGGCGTAGGCGTTAGGCTATCGCCGGGAAAGGCGGGATGGTATGAAACTAATAAAACCAAAAGGCGAAACCCGTTGGCCCAACACGCTTAACGGGCCACGAAAAGCGGGTGCGATTCTGATCGGCGGCGAATTAATGTACACCTTTCTGCGCCAAACGGAACGTGAGGCGAAAAGCAATGCAGCCGACGCATTCGGGACAACATGGAGGAAAATGCAACATGCTGGCTACCGCTGTCACCGCGTACTGGTCATCGACCCTGAGCAAATCGAGGAAGCGATCCGGCTATTCAATGACGGTGAGTGGCAGGCGGGCATGGAAAAACTGCTTGCGCTGACGGGGCGCAAATCGCCGTTGCTCGATATCCTCAAACGGGGAAAGCCGGTGTCATCCGTAGAAGTTGCCGCAAGGCCAGAGTGCGATTTTACAATAACACCGTGCAAACCAAAGAACTCTTGGCATAACCCAAGGCAAACCAGAAGGAGCACGAACGTGAGGAGAATCATACAGGTTCAGTACGAACTCCCCTGCAACAAGTGGATGTGCGGGCGGTGTGGCGAAATATCCGTTGTGGAGACCTGCACCATGTTTGGCGGTGCTGTACGCAAGAAAGACGGTAAGGGCCGTTTCTTGCGCCTGCCCGCCTGCATCGCCGCAGACACCGACCTGGAGCCGTGCGAGGCAGGTTGCCGGCGCGAGGCCACGTACACCGACGGCAAGGGCAGCGATCTCTGTACGCCGTGCTGGAACGCGCTGATAAAAGAGGCGAAGGCCGAACATGACGCCAAGGCCGCGATGGACGCGGCGAAGGAGTAGGTATGAGCGGGAAAACGAAAATCAGTTGGGCGGATGCAACATGGTCGCCGACCCTCGGCTGTGCCAAGTGCTCGCCGGGCTGTCTCAATTGCTACGCCGAGCGTATGGCCGTACGCCAAGCCGCGATGGGGACGCGCGGGTATGCCGACGTGGTGACGGACAGCCACTGGAACGGCAAGACCCGGTTCATTGAATCCGAACTAGACAAACCGCTGCACTGGCGGAAGCCGCGCACGATTTTTGTGGATTCTATGAGCGATCTGTTTCACCCGGATGTGTCCGATAAAGACATTATAAGGGTATACCAGATAATGAGCCGGTGCCCGCAACACCATTTTATGGTGTTGACAAAACGAGAAAAGCGGATGTTCAATTTTCTCCAGTTGGCTGCTCGATGCAAACTTATTGGCCCATTCGACTGCCCCCCATACATGTGTCCTGAAAAGTGTTGCAAAAGCAACATGGTAGATATGCCCCTCGCCAACGTCGCGCACGGCGTCACGGTCTGCAACCAAGAGGAGACGCCCAAGCTCGACCTGCTGTGCCAGATCCCCGGTAAGCTGTGGGTGAGCTACGAACCCGCTCTCGGCGAGGTGGATTTTAGGCCGTGGTTGCCTGCCGACTATTGGTGTACTTGCGGTTATTCAGGCAATCATGCAGAGAGTATCTGCCGGAACTGCGGCGAAGCGTTTCCGCCGCCCGGTCCTGATGGCGATGACGTACCGTGCGAATGCGGTTGTGCCTTCTATGAGGATCATTGTCCGGAATGCGATCTTGGGGTTTATTCATGGAGCAACACGAGAGGCCCAGACAGCGAGAACGCGGCGAGCGAGAAGGCATTGGCAATGCGGGCAAATCGCCTCTCACTCGTAGTCGCCAGCGGCGAGACTGGCCCCGGCGCGCGGCCAGCACATCCGCAGTGGTTCCAGGACGTGAGGGATCAATGCGTAAAGGCGGGGGTGCCGTTCCACTTCAAAAGTTGGGGTAGTGGATGGCGTACCCGCGACTGGATGGCGCGATTAGACGCCGCAAGCGCAGGATGGGATTACAACGAGCGCAACGGTGGCCGCATGCTGGACGGGCAGGTATACGATGAGGGGATCGCGTGGTGAACCCGCTTGACCGTTGCTTGGCCTATGTGGACAAAATGGAGCCCGCGGTGTCTGGCGCAGGCGGCCATAACGCCACGTTCGCGGTCGCCTGTGAGACGGTCCGGTTTGGCCTTGACGACGTCGACGCGCTCAGCGTGCTCAACTGGTACAACTCGAGCCGGTGTACGCCACCGTGGTCGTCCCGCGAGCTCGCCCATAAACTCACGTCGGCCCGCCAGGAATGCGGCCCCGAAGCCGGTATCCGGTTGCGCGACGACCAACCCGCTAGTAGCGGCAATGGCCACGGGCGCGCGATCCCGTGGGACGGGTTCATTGGCGGCGAACCTGCAGCGCCCGTACTCGGGCGGCGGCCGGAATGGGAAACCGCCGATATGCCCGAGTTCCTGCAGTCGTTGTTCCGCCCCGGCGAGCTTATATCCTACAATGTCGATGCCAAGCTGGACGCCGATGGTCGCTGGAAGCCAGACGGGTATGGTATCCGGGGCCGGCTGCTCGAGACGTTTCTTACAGGCGAATCGGCGGCCTCTATTGTCAGCCCCCACACTGAAGCCGGCGCCTGGGTCCGCCTCAATCCCATGGACGGGAAGGGGATTGCCGACAAAAACGTCAAAGACTACCGGCACGCACTCGTCGAGTCTGATTCGATGCCCGTCGAGGCCCAGCTTGCGCTTATCAACAAGCTCCGCCTGCCATGCGCCGCAATCGTCCATTCGGGCGGCAAATCTATCCATGCGGTCGTCAAAATCGAGGCTGGCGGCGACCTCGATCTATACCGGGCCCGCGTGAAACGCCTCTATGGCGTGCTCGCCGCACACGGGATGGCGGTCGATGGCCACAATGGAAACCCGTCCCGGCTGTCCAGGTTGCCCGGTGTCAAGCGCGGCGAGTCCCCACAGTATTTGATAGCCACCCTCCTCGGCGCCGCGTCATGGGGCGACTGGGACGCAGCCATGGCCGCTGAACCAGCCCCGGGCGAGTTTGCAGACCTGACCAACTGGTTGACTATGGCCGATCAGCCGGTTCCTTGGATTTTTGAGTCTGCTATACCCGATCTCACCGTGACGGTGGTTGGCGCCCAGGGCGGGCTCGGGAAAAGCATGTTTATCACCGGCCTGGCGCTGTCGGCCGTGCTCGGCCGGACGTTGTTCCCATCGTTTCAGGTATCGGCGCCGATCCCCGTCTTGTTCTTGGCTGGCGAAGACTCCCTTCCTATTATATGTCGCCGTATCCGGGCCTACGTCTCAGCCAATGAAATATCTCCTGACGAGGTAACGGCCGCTTTGACATCCCGCCTGTTCCTGCAGTCCATGCAAGCCCATCCAATGCTCGAGCTGGCATCGACCCGGACTCTCAAACCCACCGCGTTTTTCGATTCCATCAAAGCGGCCGCCCGGGCGCGCGCAGCCAAGCTCGTCATCATCGACACGTCCCGGAAGTTTGGCGGCATCGTCAACGAGATCGATAACGCCCAGGTTGGCGCATTCATGGAAGTTTGCGCTCAGCTTGCCAAAGACTGCCACTGCGCCGTCGTCGTGCTCCATCATTCGTCCAAAATCGCCGCGGACGAGAAAGAGGCGAAACAAACCGACCTACGCGGCGGATCCGCGTTCGGCGACGAGGCCCGATGTGTATGGGTGTTGAAACGACGCAAGGACAAGCGGATCGAAGCCAGCAACCAGAAGATGTCCTACGGCACCGCGCGTCGGCCCGTGGTGCTCGAGTTCCTCGAGGACGGGGCGCTGGTCGAGTCGAACCGCCGCTCAGATGACAAGTCTCGGCTCGCCGAAGAAGACGCACAATTAGCAGTTCTAGCTGTCCGCGAGTGGGTGATTGCCAATCCAAATATCCCCGTATCGGCAACTCGTGTATGTCACAGGCAACAGACAGAAGAGGCAAAAGCACTCTTCGAAGCCATGGGGAAACGGTTTATCTGGATGACCTGGACTCGGCTTGCCGAGGTCGTTGGGATAGGGTTGAGAGCGGGGATTCTAGATGACGTAAAGGTCAAAATCGGTCGCGCGTACAAGGCCGCCATCATCCCTGGGAAGGTCGAAAAATGGTAGTGAATCTCACGGTGTCGCACGGTGTAGCACGGTGTCGCACTTTTCTAATCTGCTACACCGTCACGGTGTCGCACTCACGGTGTAGCACGGTGTCGCACTCGATGCGTTGCTACACCTTTAAGTCTAGTCATACCAAGAACTTCGACGGTGTAGCAAATAAAGTGCTACACCGTGGTTTTTGCAGTTTCTGTAAGCCACATAATGTCAAGGGGTTACGCGAATCTGACGGTGTAGCATTTTACCCTATCTCCTACGGAGATATATACGCCGCTCTTGTGCGAGCGGCTAATATCCCGCTTCACGGGAGATACGCGCGCACGATTGCGCACCCCGGATGTGGCTTATGAAATACCCACGGTGGCGCACGCACAAGTTCAACGCCAGACGATGCACCGTCAACGGCATCAAGTTTCCATCGAAGCTCGAAGGCCGAGTCTACATACGGCTACTGGCTGACCAAGAGGATGGACGGATTCGCGATCTTAAACTTCAAGTCGCGTATGTACTTCAGGAGTCTCCAAAGATTACATACAGAATCGACTTTGCCTATATTGACTGTGTCACCGATGAGTTGGTGCTCATCGAAGCCAAAGGGAAGGAGACCGACGTGTTCAGACTCAAATTGAAACTCTTTGCAACCCGATACCCTGACCTCGACCTGCGCGTGGTGACGTCATGACTTTGGACTGTTTCGCCCGTCGCGTCCATTTCGTCGACCACCTCGCGCCTGTCTGGCGAGCGTTGCCGCTGGAAGCCCGTGGGACGTTCTGGGTGCCGGAAGCCCTGGTGGATTATGCGCGTATCCGTGGTGTTGACGCGACGGGGGTGGCGCCGGTGCGCCGGCAGTTGCCGCCACTCGAGGTGTGGCCGCAGCCAGGCCGGGGTCCGGTGCTCTGCTGCGCGTATGGCGATATCGAGCAGGTCTGGAAAGCTGACCGGCGGCGCCCGTTGATTCTCATGGAACACGGGGTCGGGCTGACGCCGGGAAACTCGGTGGACGGCAGAGAGGTGTTGTCCCCAGGGTATGCAGGCGGCGGGGACTTGCGTAAACGGGTGGTGCTCTTCCTGGCAACAAACGAGTTTATCGCGGCCAAGACGCGGCGGGCCATCCCTAGGGCGTGTCAGGTGGTCGTTGGGACGCCGAAGATGGACCGGTGGGCGAATCCGGTTGGTGAAGTGGTGATGTCTCAGAAAATCATCGCGGCTGCGGCGGCGTACCCGGAACCATATGCGGGTCCGTTTGGACGGGCGGCGTTGGCATGGTCCCATAAAGTATCCCAAAACTATGTGCCTGCGACGGCAACTGAAATAAGGATGTTGATGACACAAAGACCACGGCCCGTCGTTGCAATCTCCTGGCACTGGGACGGCCACCGTGTTTGCCCCGAAGCCGGCAACGCCTGGAAATATTTCAAACGCGGCATCCCGGCGCTGTGTGGGCGGTATCACGTCCTGGGGCACGGCCACCCGAAGATCATGGATTTCTTGGCTAAGGAGTATGAGGCGTTGGGTTGCGGGATTGAGATCGTGCGAGACTTCGAGGAAGTTCTCGAACGCGCCGACGTGTACGTGAACGATGCGTCGAGCACGTTGTACGAGTTTTCGTGTACGGGAAAACCCGTGGTGGTTTGCAACGCGCCATGGTTCCGGCGCAATGTGGATTATGGTATCCGGTTCTGGCGCTGGTCGGACGTCGGCGTGGAGTGCAACGAGCCCGGGGAGTTGTTGGACGCGGTGGCGCTGGCGCTGGAAGACCGGCCGGAACAACAGGCAAAACGGCGGAAGGCCGTGGCCGACTTGTATCCTTATCTCGGGCGGAGTGCGGAAGTGGCCGCGGCGGCGCTGGTGGAATTTTTGAAACAACACGAGAAGGAGACGCCATGATGGCACCACAAATAGAAAACCTGCGGGATCACAGGTTACTGATACTGCCGGAGTTTGACCGGCTTCGCTCCCTGTTTTTTATGGCCCCAGGCATGGAACAGTTGAAGGACGCGGAAGTCGCACACCTCTGTTGGCTGGGAGCTCAAGCGCCGGCGGCGGGTCGGATTGTGGAGATCGGGAGTTACAAGGGCAAGTCGGCGCTTTGCTTGGCCTCGGGCGCACGCAGCGTTGGAAGCGGGGCAATGGTCCTTGCTGTAGACTTATGGCTGTTGGGCGCAGGCTCGACGGCGGAGCGGTACAATTCGGAGCAGACGTGGCAGACGTTCCAGAAGCGTGTCAGAGATTGGGGGTTTGATGGGCAAATTGTGCCGTTCATGCGAGCGAGCGTGGATGCGGCCGAGGAGTGGGGAAAACGGCAAGCAGTATTCAACCCGTCTGTCGCGCCGAAGATCAACGTCCTATTCCTCGATGGTGGCCATACCTATGCCGACGTACACGCCGATTTTTGCGCTTGGAGTCCGTTTGTGGCTCCGGGGGGGCACGTGGCGTTCCACGACTACGGGACGAAATACACGGACGGCGTGGACCGAGTCGTGGCAGAGGAAGTGATGGGGAAACTGGCGGCGTGGGGAGAGTTTGGCGTGGAAGGCCGGATTTTTACGGCGAGGCGGTTGAACGGATGATCGAACCCAAGATCGACATACGGATTCCTTGGGAACCTGGTGGCGCCTTGGGTGAAGATTACAATCGTATTATGCGGGAAACGTGCCAAGAGTGGGTGTTGCTGCTGGATGCGGACGTGATGGTTTTACACCCGTCGTTTTATGTAGTTTGTCAGGCGGGCATCCGCCAATATCCCGCTGCTGGCATGTTTACGTGTTGGGCATCGAGTACCGGGTGCGTGCATTCAAAGGCGAAAGCTCGGCCTCCCGCAGATGCCTCTCTGCTGGCGCATAGGGCGTTCGCCCGTGCGCTTTGGGATAAGTACGGGTATCAGTGTACAGAGATCGTTACTGGCCCGGAGTCCCCGCATGGATGGACGCCTAAGTGGCTGGCGGGGTTTTTTATGTTGGTGCGGAAACAGGCGTGGGCGGATGTTGGGGAGTTTTGTGACGGGATCGCCGTAGATCATGTATTTCACCAGGGTCTAGTTAAACACGGATTTAAGGTGTACCGGCTCGATGGCTTGTATGCTCTGCACCTGCGGGACAGGTCGGGGGAACGTTGGATTGAGGATGTGCCGGTGAGTACGGACTATTGGCATGGACGGAGGGTAACGTGATGGGTAAACGCAACGTTCGGAAACTGCTGACGGCCATGGAAACCGAGTTTGTCATCCACTACGAGGCGCAGGGGTTTCGCCACCAGGAAGAGGCCGCGCGGCTGGCCGGGTACAAGCACGCGAACCCGGCTGCTGTTGTGATTGTTAAACGACCGGCGGTTAAGGCGGCGATACAAAAACGCCGAGAAGCGGCTCTGGCGGTAGCAAATGAACTTGGGGTGATGGACCGGGACAAACTGTTGAAGCTCTGGACCACGATAGCCATGTCCGGAACTACCCAGGACAAAGACAAAATTGCAGCTTCAAAACTGCTGGCGGAATACCTCGGGATGTTCGAAAAAGACACCCAGGACAATGTGCCGCGGTCGTTGCTCCAGATATTGCAATGCGTCGAGGGGCGGTGCCCCCGGTGTGGCGAGATTGTCCGGGTGCAGCCGGTCGAGGTGCTTGTCGAACAGCCGGCTCGTCGGAGAAGGATAGACGCATGATTTGCTCCATGGCGGCGGTTTTCTTTCTAAAAAGATACAACAGTCACCTGCAATTGCAGGTCTATCCTATATTGGGGGGTATCTTCCGGCAGGTAGCTTACGCCCATATGTTCTGTGCTCAGCGTGATCGTATAAACTGCATCTTCTGCCGCCGGAAAAATAGGTATAGGCACCGCATAAACAACAACGCCGGGGCGACGTGGTTCACCTGATAGCGGGATATCCATGTGCTCGACGCCATTCGTTAAACGGGCCGTCACGCCGGCAGGTACGGGCATATCGTTCCGGCAGATAACGGCCACGTTGAGTAGGCCGCCGAAACCCGCTTTGACCCACACGTCCCGCCACATTGTGGATGTGGTCATCGTATCGCGGGTCTGTATTGTGTTTCGGAACACCATTATCTTGCCAACGCCAAGCTCCGTCAGGTTGCCGCCTGTATACCATTCGGCACGGGTGGTGCGGACACAACCATGTGTCCAATCGTAAAATCGGATCGTGTACTCGCTTTTTGCTGACCGTACAACGATTGGGTTAAATGCCGATAGAAGCATGAGAACTGCGCAAACGTATCGCATTGTCGTGTCCTCTGCGCACTGCCCTAGTTAAACTGCGGCCCGTTGCCGCCCCTCATAATACTCTCAAGGTGCCGGTACTGTCATCCTGGTAGGTCTTTCATGTGCGCCTTCATGTACTCAATGGCTTTCCTGAGCCCCGCACTCAGGTTGCCATTGAGCGCGCCTGGCTCCCGGCCGAGTTCGCTGAGGAACTTCGCTTGTTCCTGCGTCAGGTATGCCTTCCTACCGACCAGTTCATTCTTCTTGGTGTTCTTCATGCTTCGCCTTTCTGCGCCGTGGCGCGTTGTTGTTTTTACCAATCCCCACCGTCATTGGGGATGTTAATTGCGTCAACCGTATAACGATGATCTACGGTCCCATCCGGAGTTACGACATGTTCGCCATTGATGCCTGTACGCATGACGATTAGGCTGCCACTAGCCGAAAACAACCATAACGTCGGTGGCCAAGCACGGGCGGCCCGTTTTAGCAGCCGAATCGCCTTGACTTCCGCAGCACTTAACAGTTCATTCATGTGGCCTCCGTGGCGCTTCTATCCCTTACCCCGCCCGCGATCGCCCCACCTGGGGCAACGTGCGCGGCGGGATTGGGGTTATTCCTCGCCCTCGTCCTCAATCAGCGCGCGAAACCATGTCCCGAAACATCGCCATGAGGTCACGCACGTAATTCTCGGAGTCAGGCAATCCCTGTTCGACCGCGGCACACGCGGCTGGCCAATCGTCACATATGCTGTTATATGCGACATACTCGTACGGATTACCGGATGGTACGCACTGCGCTAATGCGACATCAGCCCATCCCCACCCATTGGTTTCGCCAACACCAACCTGTATATCATCACGATTGAGCTCGAAGATTTTCACTAAATCATCCAGCGTTTTCATTCCGTTCTCCTCGCCCTCGCGGGCTGTTGGGCCGGGCTTGCCACCGGCGTGTGCATTACGGGCGGCCCGGAGGCCGCCTGGCTCTGCTAATCCTTGATCCACGCCCAATAGGCGTAGCCGCCCGCCGACATCTGCCGGTAGGTGTAGCCGGGCACGGCCACCGCATACTGCATGCCCTGCCAGCATTGCTTGGATCTCCGCCCGCTATCGGTCCACAGCGTGCGCGACAGATATGGGTGCCCATTGTGCGGAGCCGTCAGGCGCCACTCACAGGGCTTCATGAGCCCCATACCGCCGTAGAGCATTTCGTCCGGCAGCTTTTCTTTGCGCCGCGCCGCCGCGATCACGATGTGATCGGGGATGTAGATCGGGAGCGTGTAGCAGGCGATGTCGCCCGCCTGATTGATGTCGTCCTGGGCTGGTGCTAGCTCTGTGGTAGCGATTACGTTGATCGTGATCATTTCCGTCCTCCCTGCCCTCGCGGGCCGTTGTGCCAGGCTTTAAGTCCTATGTCTCTATAGTACCACGTCGCCAAGTGTCTGTCAAGCATTATTTTTACCATGTTTTTTTGTTATTTTTTTTGACATTATTTCCAATTTTCATAGTAGTTTAGATTAGTAGCCCTTAAAAAACTAATACGCGAGTGTCCACTCTTGTCTACTCTTGTCTACTCCTGTCCACTCTTGTCCAATAACGTCCATATGTACGTATTTACCTACGAAAGTCATTGACATTCGGCGCTTTGTATGGTAAACGTCGGGATAGACAGGGGTATTATATGGGATTTCTACCCGATGATGACCGGCTGTTAAGACCACGCGCTGACGCGATGTCTGCGCCGCTGGCGCCTCCTCTGCCCACCCAGCAGCAATCCCCGATGCCTGTAGCGATATCCGCTACGCCCACGGGCATACAGGCGCCGATAGCGCTTCCACCCGGCCCGCCTGAGCCCCCTACCGGCGACGAGCAGCGGTTCCAGGACCTGCTCAGTACGCATATCCAATCTTGTTTTGCCGTGGCCAAGGCCCACAAAGATTCCTACATCACCCCGATTTTGCAGGATTGTCTACGCCGGCGCAAGGGCGAATACGACCCCGCGATTCTCGCCCAGATACAAGAGGCCGGCGGGACGCAGACTTATCACAATCTTACCGAGACCAAATGCGATGCACTCGAGGCGTGGGTCCAAGATGTGTTCCTCGAAACCAACGACCGGCCGTGGACGTTGACGCCATCGCCGATCCCCACGTTGCCGCCTCAAGTCCTGCAGGGCATCCAGGAGGCCGTCGTTGACCAGTTCCTTGAGCCATACCGCGTCATGGAGGAGCAGGCGGCTCTACTGCCACTGGCTGAGGCCGACAATCTCCGCCGGCAACTCGCCAAACAGGTCCAGCAGGCCGCCGTCCAGATGGCCGACCAAGTCCGCAAAGCCGTGGACGAAGAGGCTAAAAAACGGTGTGACGAATTAACTGAGGCAATCGCCGATCTCCTCGCTGAGGGCGGGTGGAAACAGGCCATGCGCGGCGTGATCCACAACCTCGCCACCTTCCCGATGGCTATTATCAAAGGCCCGATTCTTCAGGGCCGACGCCGGCAGCATTGGGAAGACGGGGGCACTGCCAGCGTCGTCGACGAGCCGATCCTAACATTCTCATGTCCAAGCCCGTTTGATATCTACCCAAGCCCGAGCGCCGAGTTTTTAGGCGACGACTGGCTGATTCAGCGGGTGCGCTTCAATGTGGGGGATTTGGAGACCGAGTCTAAAGCCTCTGGTTGGATCTGGCCGCGCGTCAAACAGGTCATCGACGAGTTCATTAAGACCAATGCGCCGCCGGCTCCTCCCGCCGATACCCAGGACAGCACCCAGGCAACCCTCGAGCGGCGCCCGATGAGCCCACAGGGATTCACCAACAAAGTAGAGGCGCTCGAATGGTGGGGGCCCGTTCCTGGCAAGATGCTTCTCGATTGGGCGGCGTCTAACAAACGTACACTCGAGCAGTTTGGTTTTAAAAACATTCGCGAGGATCGCTGGTATCCGATCACCGCGGTTTACATGGGATCTTGGGTCGTCAAAACGGGACCCGTGCTCGACCCGCAAGGCGAACTGCCGTTCAACGGCGCATCGTTCTCGCTGATCCCCGGCTCACTCTGGGGTAAATCGCCCGCCGAGAAGCTTAAGGACGTCCAGGACTCATACAATTCCGCTAACCGCGCCATCGACAACAACGCTGCTTATGCCTCTCGCCCAATGATTGCCTACGATGTCAGCGGTGGGACGCCGCCTCAGCGTGTCGTCCCGGGCATGGTGCTCCACTACGACGGCGCCTTGACTGGCGGCCGCAACCCGGTCACGTTTTTCCACCCCGCCGCCAACGTCGAAGCGTTTCTAGTTATCTCCACAAAACGCTCGGAAGAGGCCGACGACCGTGTTGGTATCCCCAAATACACCTATGGCAACGAGCAAGTCGGCGGCGCCGGCGAGACCGCGTCCGGGCTTGCCATGCTCATGGGGCAGGGGTCAAAGCAAATCAAGCGCGTCATCGCCGGCATCGATGAGGATATCCAGTGTCCGGCCTTGTCGAGGCTCATCCGTTTCTCCAACGCCTACAGTGCCGATCCCAAACTCAAGGGGGATGTGCAGGTACAAGCTCACGGGGCGCTCAAGACCCTGACCAAAGACACTGCTGGGATGCGGCAGACCGAGTATCTCGGGCTCGCGGCATCTCCCGTGTTTGGTCGCTTTTTCACCGACGCGGGTATCGCTTTCACCTTGAGGCTGTTGGCGACGCGCAACGACTTGCCTGGCGACAAACTCGTCAAGTCTGACGAGCAGATTCAGGCCGAGGCCCAGGCACAGATGTTGGCCATGGCGGAACAGCAGGCTGTGGAAACTACTCAAGCCCAGGCAGGTGGCAAACCTGCATCGAAACCCAAGCCCGCGTCTCAACCCAATCCCAAAGAAGGTCCGACGAAACCGCAACTGGCGCAACCCGCCAACCAGATAAGGCCCGTGGAATGATGAAAACTTTTGACAAAGCCCAACTCGATCACGTGCTCAACCGACTCAAGCACGATGACGGGCTACGCATCTTCTACGACTGGCTCCAAGCGCGGCGCGACCGGTATCACGCGATATGGGACGCAAACAACGATTGTGCCCCGCAACTCCAAGGGCAGGCGCACGAGCTAACCGAAATCTTCAATGAGATTGACGCGGCGGTAGCAAGACGTTATCTGCCGCCTACTGCCGAAAATGACGGCTAAATCCGCGGGGGTTCTCGCGGTAGCAAATAGATTGCGCGGGGGTTCTGCGCAGAACCAGGAGAACGAACATGGTGAACAGCATGACAAACGACGCCGCTTCGGGGGTTCCGAGCGAGCGACTCGAAGACCAGGTGGCGCACTTGACTGCTCAGGTCAAGCAACTCGCGGCGCAACGAGAGGCGGAAGCGCAGCCAGACGCGCTTACAGCCGAAGAACTCGCCGCAAAGTACCACCTCCTACCCGAACATCTCGAAGCGGGAGCGCCCGCAATCAATGCGGCGGCGCATGTTGCCGCCCAGAAAGCGCGGGAAGCGATTCGCACAGAGGTCACGGGGCTTCGACAGGAGTTTGAGCAAAAGACCGAGACCGCCCTCGAGGACGTGTTTCAGGCAGATATGGCCCGGTTAGCCCCGGGTTGGCCGGCCATCAATGCGACACCGGAGTTTAACGATTGGCTGAAAGCCACGGGCAAATATGCTGAACTACGCGAGGCGCGTGACGCCTACAGCGCGGCAGGCTGCGCCCAGGTTTTCAAAGACTACGTGGCGGCAAAAGCCAAACTTGACGGACAGCGGCACGCCGATTGGGACGTGCCGGGAGGCGCGCAAAACTCAATGTTGCCACGCCAAGTCCCCGATCAGCCCACAGGAGACATCCCGGGTCCGGTTTACTCGACTGACCAGGTCTTGCTGTTCCTCGACGAGTATGCAAAGGGTCTCCACCCGACCGTGGAAGACGCCAAAACATTCAGGGAAATCAACAAAGCAGTTCAAGAAGGACGCGTGAAGTAGTGCTTCGCGTCTGGTGCGCGTCGGGAGAACCGACATGGCATTTCCAACATTGGGTAGTTTCCCGGTAGCCGCGGGCTGGCCGGATCGACATGGGCTACAGATCGCGACGATCTGGTCCAAGCAGGTCGCGGCGTTGTTCCGCGAGAAAACCATTCTCAGTTCGATCTCGACATCGAAGTATGAAGGTGAGATCAAAAACAAGGGCGACAATCTCATCATCCCGAAAGAGATGGATGTGACGATTCGCGAGTACGTCGAGGGACAACCCCTCGTGTACGAAAACCCGGAAGGCGAGACCATCACGCTCACCGTGGACAAGGCGGACTACTGGGGTGTGAAACGCGGCATCGTCGAGAAGTCCATGATGTACATGGACTGGATGCCGAAATGGGCGGTAACGGCCGCGGACAAGCTCAAGATCCGTGTCGACCGCCGTGTGCTGGCGTGGTTGCCGGCGCAGGTGTCCGCGTTGAACCAAGGAATCGTGGCCGGCAAAGATTCGGCCAGCGTCAACCTGGGCGCAATCGGCGCTACGGTCGGCATCACCAAACTGAACGCGGTAGACGTGATCGCGGTGTGTGAACAGGTGTTAGATGAGCAGAACGCTCTGGACGTGGGCCGGTACATCGTCATCCCGCCCCCGTTCAACACGCGGTTGGTCACGTCCGAACTCAAGAATGTCTACGTCACCGGCGATTCGCAATCTCCGCTGCGGAACGGCCGGCTCGGCGACATCCTCAAGTTCCAGGTTCTCAAGTCGAACCTGATGAGTCACGCCCCTGACGGCAGCGGCGTGGAAGCGTGGAACGTACTGTTTGGGTGGTCCGAAGCCCTGGCGTTCGCGCAAACCATCACCGAGACCAACGTCATCGAGAACGCCGAATCGTTTTTCGGCTCCCTGATGCGCGGGCTCCAAGTGTACGGCTACAAAGTCACGAACCCCGAGTTGATCGGCAACCTCTACTGCAACTTCGAAGGTGCGGTAGTCGGGTCGTAGGCAAAAACCACGGGTCCGGCGGGCATGGTCTCGCCGGACCCTGATGAAGGAGATCGAGTTATGGCGGTTATTGATTTGACAAAACTCGTCGGCGCGATGGTTCAGACGCACAGTTCCTTCGGCGTGCTCACAAAGCGCGTGGACCTGTCCGTCTACCCGTTGGCGGCAGGCGACGTGCTCCGGTTGTTCGACCGGCCACTAGGATCGTTCCCTATGGCGATCAGCGCGAAAGTGCGGACAGCCGACAGCGTTGCTGCAGCCACCGTGGATATTGGCTTGTACGACGCGGACGACGACGTTGACGACGCGGACGCCTTCCTCAATGAGCTCACGATTGGCGTCGCGGACTCGGAGGGACACCGTAGACCTATCCTGGCAATGGGGCCGCAAACGCACCCGCAGTATATCGGCATGTCCCAAGGCGCTGGCGGCGGCGGCGTCGAGTTCAACGACGCGGTTATCGACATTTCGGTAGCCGTAATCGACCTGACAATGTACGACAGCGTCGAGTAACCCTGACTAACTGAATCGGGGCGGCCTGGTCGAATGGCTGGGCCGCCCATAACCCGAAAGGCGTGACCGTGGGTACGGCGATAGATACCGACGTGCGCGACATCGAGGAGGGGTTTATCCTCCGCGATCTTGCGTTCGGTGGGATCACCATACCCAGAGTCAGGCCGACTCAGTACGTGCCAGACCCCGTTCTCGCTGACTTTCAAGCCGACAACGACTCGTTTGTCCGCATGATCATGGGGCCGATAGGTTCGGGTAAAAGCGCCTGTTGCGCGGTCGAGGTTTTGAAACGGGCGAGCCAACAGCGAGTCAACCGCGACGGCGTGCGACGCAGCAAGTGGGCGATCATTCGGCAGACGGCCCCGATGCTGAAAAGCACGACAATCCCCACGTGGTTGCAATGGTGCGACTCTATCGTGATTTACGACTCGCCGATCCGCACGTTCTACCAAGCGTTGTTGCCCGACGGCACACGTATGGAACTTCAAATCTACTTTTTGGCTATGCAACATTCGGCGGATGTCGAGCGCGTGATGAGCCTCGAACTTACGGGCGCATGGATGAACGAGGTCCGCGAGATCCCGAAACCTATCGTGGACGGGGTGTGCGGCCGTGTTGGCCGGTTTCCCAGCAAGCGGGAAGGCGGGTTCAACTGGTCTGGCGTGATTGCCGACACCAATCCCCCGCCAGCGGAGCATTGGTATCACCGGCTGGCCGAAGAGAAGCAGCCGACGGGTTGGCGGTTTTTCCGGCAGCCGGGTGCGTTGCTCAAAGTCGTTCGCGGGAAACACGTCCGCTATATCGACAACCCCGCCGCGGAATGCGTCAAACACCAGGTACTGGCATACGAATATTGGCGCCGACAACTGGCGGGCAAAGACCCAGACTGGATTCAGGTCTACGTCCTCGGCGAGTACGGGTCAGTGTTTACCGGTATGCCCGTGTACGGCGAATGGTGGAGTTCCACTTTCCACGTCTCCGCAAAACCGTTGGAAGTCTACCGCGGCCTGCCCCTGTATTTTGGGTGGGACTTTGGGTTGACGCCGGCCACAATCGTCTTCCAGGTTACGCCGCGCGGTCAAGTGCGGGCGTTACGCGAGTTTTGTTGCCCGGACGGGGGATTAAAACAGTTTTGCCAGCAGGTCGTGTTACCGGCGATTGCCCGCGATTTCGGGTCAATGCCCCGGCGCAGTTGGGCTGATCCGGCGGGCGCGGATCGTAGTCAAGCCGACGAAAAGACGTGCATTGGCATCCTTGGTTATCCAGGGGTCAACCCCGATGGCACTCAAAAAGGTCTCGGGTTCAACTGCCTGCCTGCGCCGGTACCCGGCAACCGGTTTGAGTTACGGCGCGACGCTGTGATCGGCGCGTTGAGCCGGGTTGTCGACGGCGAGCCGGGCCTACTAGTAGACCCGAGTTGCACGATGCTAATCCGTGGGTTTGCGGGCGGCTACCAGTTTGCCCGAGTGCGTATCGAAGAAGGGGAAGAGATATTCCGGTACGTCCCCAACAAAAACCCGTTCAGCCATCCTCACGACGCATTGCAGTACGGCATTTTAGGGGCGTGTTCGCCTGAAGCCGTTGTGACTACTCGAGCGAAATCCAAAGTTGCCCAGCCTCCGGAAGCGTGGGGCGGGATTTAACCGAGAAAGGGCAAGACGATGAAGACGATGACAAGATGGATGAAACGGACCAAAGACGGCGTGTGTTTCCAACTTGACCCCGACACGATAAAGGGTGGCGGGTTTACCGAGGTCAGCCAAGAGGAAGCGGAAGTTACGAGTAAGCGCGGGCGAGTCCCGCCACCGGACCCCCCCAGCGCCATCACCCTGCCACCGATGGGCGCCATGGCTCCTCCAGAGGAACGGATTCACCTCGATATTCTCAATCCCAGCGAATTTACCGAACCCGTGATCGACCTTGAAAACATCAAAGAACCCGCCTACGTCGAGCCGCCAGAAGCCATGCCGGCTGGCGAAAAAGGTTTTGCCGATATGAGCAAAGCCGAACTCGTCGCGTTTGCCAAGAGCACGTATGGCGTCCAGTTCACTGCCGCCGAGACGAAAGTGAACATGGTCAAGGTGCTCGAAAAACTTAGCACGGATCTCAAACAAGGGGGATGACCACCATGCCGACACGAAATGGGACTAACGGCGGGCCTTCCTGGAAATGGATCGTCGGCGGGTTGATCGCCGTCTTGTTCGCCTTTTCTGGCGCATACATAAAAAACAATGCCGCCACCGTCGCAGAGATCCAGGTTCGCACCGTCGCTCTTGAAGTATCGATGTCCGCGGTCAAAACAGATCTCAACTACCTAAAAACCGGCGTCGATGACATCAAAGCGCTATTACGGACCCAGAAGGGCACGCCATGACAACCGACAAGTTTGACCGATGTTTTCAGAAACTCCTCATCAATGAGGGAGGGTACGCCCAATTGGCCGGCGACCGTGGTGGCCGGACTTGGTACGGGGTCAGCGAACGGCATCAGCCTGAGTATTTTGCCCGCATCTTCGAGGCGCCTACGCCGGAAGCGCGGGTGGCGATAGCCAAAGACTGCTACCTCAAAGAGTACTGGACGCCGATGTTGTGCGAGCAGTTTCCCGAGCAGTTGGCGTTCCGGCTGTTCGACGCGGCGGTAGTCGCCGGCAAACACGTGGCGGCACGGTGTCTGCAACAAGCGTGCCTCCTGGCTGGGGCGACCTTGGACGTCGACGGCGTGATGGGACCGCAGACGCTGGCGGTGGCGCGAAACCTGTATGAGCGGTACGAGCGGAACGTGCTCGGCTGGATGACGTGGTATCTCGGCACACATTTCCAGAACGTAGCGGAACACCCGGAACAACAAAAGTTTTTGTGGGGTTGGGGTGCTCGACTGATCGAACCTGGCTTGCCACAACGAGGATAGAGACGTGCCATTGAAAAAAGGTAGTAGTAAGAAAGCAATCTCGGACAACATCCGCGAACTGATGCACCACGGCCACCCGCAGAAACAGGCTATTGCTATTGCGATGGACAAAGCCGGCAAAGTGCGCGGCAAAAAGAAATAACCAAGGAGAACAGTCATGAAAGACCTGATTGCGGAGTACGGGCCGGTCCTGTTGGCGGCCATAGTCACGGGGTTACTCACAGCGGTTGTCACCTGGGCCAAGACGCGCAACGGTTGGTTTGCGAAACTGATCGGCGGCATGGCCGAGATCGCCGTCAACAAACAAGAGACGTTGACCGTTGCGCCGTTTAAAGCACTGAACAGGGTGGCGAAACTGCCGAAACAACAACAGATTCTCGCTAAAGCGAACGCGATCTCGGATGTGGTAGACGCGCTGACACCATTATTGGGACCCGTTGCCGCAGAGATAGCGCCTGCGGTCGGCCGCGCCGTTGAAGCAGTGATCGACCGTGTCCACCAGCGGCTGCCAGAAGCCACCAAAGACCGGTTCAACAAGTTTGGCGTTCTCGTCCTGGTTTTCGCACTCGCCGGCCTTATCGGCGGCGTGTCTTGTGCGACCCTGCCGAAAGGCTGGAACGACAGCAACGCCCACCAGATGGACCAAGTTGCGGTCGCTTGTGCGGATATCGTCTATGGCCCCGATGGCATCGTAAGCGAAGACCCGGCGATCCATGCGTTGCGTTCGATTGGGACAATGGGCGCGGGAACGTTCCGTACCGCAGTGAAGGTCGGAAAAAACCGGGAGATGCAACTTCAAGTGGCAGCTTCCGCCATGGACCTCTATGCGCGAAACAATTACGTCGAGATGTTCCGGGAAACCACGCTGGGCGCGGTGATCCGGGGTAAGACGGGTGTGGCGGCAAACGACGCAGACCAAGTGCTGGGTCTGCTTTGGGCCGCTTTAAATGACGGTCTTCGCTAAAACAGCGAACCAACAAGGAGATACGACAATGAAGACGAAACTCGCATTACTGGTAGTAGTAGCTCTCGTGGCCCTGGCTGTGTCCGTACCGCTCGGAGACGTGCTCGCAGCGTCCCCGGTCGACCTTGCCAAAGACTTTGCAGTCCGTCAAACAGTGGACGCAACCGCAGCGGCGCTCGGTGTGTACGGGGAGCCGTGCCGCAACGTCGTGGCGGCAGGTTCTGACTGGAAAGACCCCGGTGTAACGGCGTGGGATTTGGCGGACGGCGATATCACGGACAAGGTCGTAGTGGATTATGGCGATCTCGATCTACGAAAACCCGGCGTTTACGAAATCACCTACAACGTTATGGATTCCGAGGGCAACCCGGCAGTTCAATTCGTGCGGGAGGTAAAGGTCGTTGACCTGGACCCTCCGATCATCATCCCCAAGGGTTGCGACGAATAATCCTGGTCATCGCGCTCAGCGTTGTGGGGTTTGTGTGTGTGATTATCGAATGGCTTCTGGTTTTGCGCGGGCGACGGCAATAACCGCGGCCTTGCAAACGTGGAGGGAGACGGAATGGCAGTGACACTCACGGATACTGGCAAGAAAGCGATCCTCGATGCGTTATGCACATTGCTTGACGCGGGTTCGCTGGTTTTTACCACGGCGGCAGCGGCGGTAGTAGCGACCATTGCCTTGAATGCGGATGCTTTTGCTGCGGCAACAGGTACGGGGACAGTGACGGCAAACGCCAATGTTAGCCCAATCCTGTTCTGCGCCGACGCGACTGGCAACGCCAGCCCTATCACGCTCTGCCTGCTCAAAACAGCAGGGGCCGTCGAGTTACTGCGCATGGCCGTGGCGACTTCGGCGGCGGAAGTGATTTTGTCTTCTACAACGCTTGCGGCGCACGCGACCCTGCTCATCACGGCGATGGAACTTCACTACAACGCATAATCCGACGCCTCTGCGGAAGGGACGTAACACAAAAGGAGCAGCACAATGGGAGCAGCAAAAATTGAGTTGCCGCCGATCCACATGCGGCTGCGCGGGATAGTGATCCACGCCCAGGTACCCGCGAAATGCGAATGCGGTGGCGGCCTTGAGGTTGTGGAAGGCGCCCAAAACCCGGATATCCCGTTGCCGCACAAGATCTATGCCTGCGTGGACTGCGGCGCGTGGCAGTACGTGAAACCGGAGGTCTGACATGGCGACATGGACTACCCAGAAGATCGTGGACGCGATCGCGGCGTTGTGCAACGGCGGGTCGGTCAAGTTTCACGATGCGGCGCATGTGGTACTGGCAAGTTGTGCGTTTGCGGCGACAGCGTTCGCCGCAGCGACCGAGGCAGGCGTAGCCCAAGCCTACGCGATTGCGATCAGCGGGGCGGCCACTGCCGGAACCATTAATCACGCCCACATCTATAAGAGCGATGGAACCACGTCACTCGCTATCCTGACTTGCGACGACGAGGCTGGTACGGACCTCGTGCTCAGCCCCAGTCTCGTTCTTAACGCGGGCGATACCGTGTTTATTCAAGCGTTTAATCTTTCAGAACCGGAATAAGCGGATGCCAACATGGCGCTACTAACGGCACTCGGCAAAGGGATCACGCCTACTGAACTCGTCACAAACGGCGATATGGAGTTGAATGCAAATTGGGACAGCACCGGCACGCCGACAACGTGCGAACGGAGTAACGAGCAGAAACATGGGGGAACTTATAGTTGGAAAGTAGTTACCGATGCCTCGTCGGAAGGTATCCGGCAGCAACCCCTTCCTGGAACGTATGCAGTAGGTGCCAGGTTTGCACTTACATTTTGGTACTACGGGCCAAATGACGGCATAGGACTTGTTTGTGCGATAGAAAAGTATGGTGGGGACTGGAGTACTTATTGCTCGACAGTAGTTTATCCGACCACGACCTGGCAGACCGCCACAATATACGGTTCCGCAACGCAGACCCTCCAGATTAGGGTGGTGTTTGTATCGGTGGCTGCAAAGACCTTTTACCTCGATGATGTCTCGGTAATACATTTTGCAGGCGATGGCGTACCAATCCCGGCGCTTGCGGTAGAGGGCGCAGGATCGCTGGGGGCGGCCGGGACGATTGCAGCGGCTATGCTCACGCCGCTTGCTGGAGCGGCGGCCCAACAAGGCACGGGCGGAGTGATCTCGGCGGCATTGCCCACGCCGGTGGCGGCTGCGGCGGCGACGAAGGGTGAAGGCGGGTTCATATCGGCGGCTCTGCCGGTCCCGGCGGCATCAGGCACAACGTCTGTGGGCGGAACGATCAGCGCGGCGTTGCCGGTCCCCGGCGCGTCCGCAACAGGTACGGCGAGCCTGTCGCCGGGTTTAGCGTATTTGATAACTAAGGAGGACGATTCCATGCACTCTATAGTTGGTGGCGCAACATCGGTGATCTTGACCGTCGAGATACGCGGCACGGACGGCTTGCCCAAGACCGGACTCGCGTTCGGGTCCGTGACGGCTTCATACCTGCGTGAAGGCGCGGGAACCGCGGCTACCGTTGTGTCATTGAGCGCGGGCGCGGCAGGCGTCTGGTCCAGCGGCGGGTGGGTCGAGATGGACCCGACCAACTTCCCCGGTGTCTACCAGTTTGGCGTGCCCAACGCGGCTCTTGCGGCGGCTGTCCGCAGTGTGGCGTTCCGGTTCTCGGCAGCGGCCTGTTTCCCCAAGACAGTCCAGGTCCGCATCTTGGCGGTAAACCCGGACGACGCGGTGCGCGGGGGTATGACCGGGTTGCCCAACGTGGCGGCAGGAGCCAGTGGCGGCGTGCCGGTGCTGAGCGCAGGGTTGGAGGTGGCGGCGACAGTGGCGCTGGGAGCAACAGCAGCGAACCTTGCAGACCTCCACACGGACGTAGGAACGGCGCTGGCCAACGTGAGCGACGTGCATACCGACGTGGGCACGGTGCTGGCCAATGTGGCGAACCTCGACGGGGACGTGGGCGACCTTCACACCGACGTGGGCACAGTGTTGACCAACGTAGGCGATCTACATACGGACCTGGGCACGGCGTTGGCGAATCTCGCCAACTTGGACGGTGACGTGGTGACGCTGGCGGCTGCCGTGGATGTGATAGACGGCTTGGTGGACGCGCTGTCGGTGGCGGTGGCCGCGTTGGAAGACGCAAGCCCTGCGGACGTAACCGCGGCTGTGCTCGCCGGGGTGGTCGACGGGGCAAAGACCTTGCAACAGGTATTGCGCCGGGTGAACGCCTACGTGGGCGGGACCGTTGCGATAGTAAACGACGTTGGCCACTCGCACCTGACGTATAAACGCGAAGACGGGACAACAACCGAAATGGCAGCCACAGTGGCCACTGATGGCCGCACGGTAGCGTGAGGAGACGGACATGGCTTTTGACGTACTGGCAATACTGACCGGCGGGCTGGTCGATGAGTTGACCACGGAGGGCGAAGGCGCCGTGAGTGTGACCGTAAGTTATACCAACATTGAGACGTGAGGTGACTATGCCGACTTGTGAATGTGGGGCCGAAATGGTTCCGTGCAGGGTGCAGATCCCCAGCCAGCCAGTGTGGCGGCGTGCTTATATCTGCCTGAAATGCGAATCCCCGGAGGCTGTCTTGCCCGCGCAACCTATTGCCGGCTACCAGGCGATGCCCAGTCGCGCCTACAAGTCAAAGTTCGTGGCAGACGAAGCCGGAGCCGACCCCGGCGAGACGCCAAAATCGGAAGGAGTAGACGGATGAGTTTTACTACTATACAGGCGGAATGTCGGGTCGCCGGCGTGCTGGTAGATGCGGCCGCCGTCACGTTGTCCGACTCGACCGCCGCATACGGGGTTCGCCGGACCGATACGTTGGCGGCGGTTGTCGCGGCAGGGACGGCCATGACGCGGGTCTCGACCGGCATCTATACCTACCAGCTTGAAGATCCGGCGGCAAGTTTGGTCTACGAGTACGTGGTGAAAGCCACGTTTGGCGCGATATCTACGTACCAGAGCGGTACGGCGCACGGCGGCGGGACTTCTGAATCGGCGTTAACCACTTTGGATTCCCGGATCACTCCGTATGCGCCTGGCGTCCAACCCGCGATGGTGCATCAACTCGAACGGGAAACCTTTCTGGAGTTCTGCCAGGAGTCGGAGATCTGGCGGGTCAAGGTGAAGACCGTGACGCTTGCCCTCCAGGCCGCCTACACCCTGACGTTGCCTTACCGAACCTCACTCATGAAAGTGCTGACGTTCAGTATTGCCGACGTTCCTGTCGACGTGGAACCGCTGACGCCGGGCGCCACGGCGATCACGCTGGCAACCGCGCCGACCACGGGAGGCGAGGAGATCGTGGCGTGGGTTGTCGTAATCCCGGACGATATCCGGACCACGGCGCCTGGCTGGTTCCTGAAACGGTTTGGCCGGGGGATTGCCGCCGGGGTGTTGTCGAAACTGAAGCGTATGGAAAATCAGCGGTGGTCAGCCCCACAAGAGGCCCGCGAACATGCGGAAACGTACCGGCGGGCGGTAGTTGCGGTGCGGATCGAAGGCGCTAAGTGGCGCGGCGACGAGCATCTCATGGCGGTGCCGTTCTATTAGGCTGGAGGTAGACGATGACAGCAACACAAGTTTTGGACCGGGTACGCGAACATCTGTCTGATGTCGGCGCAGTGCGGTGGACGGACGCGGCCTTGCTAGACTTCCTGGCGCAGGCTATCCGGCTGGTGTGCGACCGGCGGCCGGACCTCCTGCTGGGTGAATCCAACGCCCTGGCTACAGTGACTGTGCCAACAGCGGTGGGCAACACGATAGTTTTGCCGGAGTCGTTCAAAGAGGCGCTGGAATGGATGGTGGCGGGCCGGGCCCTGACCCAGGATTCGCATGACCAGACCAACATGGACCGCGGCGCGGCGTATATGCAGCGCGGCGAGGGACTCATTTAACCACAAAGGAGAAAAAAGACCATGAGTAAGGAAAATGTACTTGCACGCGTAACGGTTTACGGTGCGAGCGAGATGAAGAAGGCGTTGTGCAACCAGATAAGCGCTTGGCTTTGGAGCCAAGCACGCGATCTGATGCATGACGCGCGAACGTACCCGAAACGTTACTCGCTGACTCGGTTTCGCCGGGAAGATCAACCATTGGTGCGGTTCACCGTTTATGGGGCGGCGGAGATGAGCCGACAGATGCGGCACCAGATCGCGGCGTGGCTGCGAAGACATTCCAAAGATGTCATCGTGAGCGGGGAAAAGTATTCGCCCCGCTTCATTGCGCGGTTTTACGCCGGGTAAGGAGCGCAACAATGATACATGATGTTGTCACAGAGATGAGGCGTCGGTATTCATTCTATGAAACAACAGGACTTGTGCAAGCGCCGCTCCGTATGGATTACCCAGCGAACCCCGCTCACATAGAAGGTTATGCCGGCACTATTACTGGACATACGGGCTGGTGTGATCGTTGTGGCGTTTTGATAGAGGGCAAGGCGGTTTGGCGCGAACAGTTTAAGCAGCAGATTTGCGATAAATGCGCAAAGGACCTGAACATTCCTGACATCGAGGTCAACGCGATGGCTGTCCCCGTACCAGCACTTAGGGAGCGGTTCTAATGTATCGCCTACTCGTTGAAGTCGATGGCCGCCAAATTCACATTCTAGACCTTGCCAGCCGTGCGGACACTGAAGGCACAAACGCGGCGGAGTTTGAGGATTCGGTCCTGGCTTCGGTCGAGATCGAGTCGCGGATCGAAGACGCGATGGAGGACGGATGAAGAAAAACGCATTAAACAACCTTCCACAAGCCCCGACGAGTATTCGGATAGGGCCATACGATTTTGAGATCCGCTGGTGGGGGCGTAACGAGGAAGAGGGCAAGGCACGGTTCGGGGAAACTGACCTAAATAATCAGGTGATTTGTCTACCAAAGACTCGAAAACGACAAAAACTGGCGAACACCTTCATCCATGAGGTCTTGCACGCCTGCCAGTTGGTTTACGGTCGGGATCTCGACAAGGAGGGAAAGGTTCCAGAAGAAGACGCCATAGTAGCAAATTCAATAGGATTGTGCGCGTTTTTCCGGGAAAACAGGGAGGCAGCGGAGTGGTGGCAAGACCTGATGTACCGACATCCACAGACGGTTTTTGAGGGTTCCTAAATGCCGATACGGATAGACAAGTTTCTCGGGATGATCCCGAAACTGCATCCAGCCCAGTTGCCGGACGGCGCCAGCGTCGTCTGCCACAACTTTGTGCCATCGAGCGGTGCCCTGGTCCCGTTCAGCGCCACCGGGCCGTTCACCGTCCTCCATGACGAAGCCGGCCTGTTGTTGCCCGGCATCCCGGCCACCGAAGTTGTGACAATAGCGAAACCGGTTGCGCCCACCTTGAAATCTAAGGCGTGGCAGTGCCGTCCCGGTCCCGGAAACTGGCTGAATATCACGCTGGCGACATTTCTGAGCGTGGTTGACGCGGCCGGTGGCCGGGCAACTTATGTCTGGCACGCGCTGCCGATGGTTTATCGGTATCACTACACCGAACGCGGCATGAACCTGTTTTGCTACGCGGGCGTCCCCGGCCCCCTGATTATGCCACTGGGCGGCCCCTACTACTTCCGTGGCCCCCGGTTCATGTTCAGTTTTGGGGCAAAACCCGGCGTGTATGGCGGGCCGGCGACTGCGGAAGACGTGCCGGGGTACGTTTTGCCGGGCAGCCCGGTGTATAGCCGTAATGCGATCCCGCTGATCAATGCCGCCCAGAACGTTTACGGCGAATTTCAGGTTGTGGACTATTCCGGTCCTGTCTGGGACGAGGATTTCATGGTCTCCGATTATGAAACTTATACATACTGGTTTGCCCCGTTCTATTGCAGTTTCCGGATCGACCTGAATTACGCGGAACCACGGCGCACCCACAACTATTACGTCACAGCGGAAGTAGATGACCAAGACCGGGAAGGCCCGCCCAGCGAGATATCCCCGCTGATCGTCGTCCGGCCCGGCGAAATACCGACTGTCCACACGCCGCATACGGCGCGCCGGGTGCGGTTATACCGGAGCGAGACGGGGCGGGACGTGGATTTCCGGCTCATCGAGGAAGGCACGTTTGTCGAGTACGAAGACCCGCCAACCCCCGCTCAGGACGACGAGATCCCGCCGTTTGGCGACTGGGCGGCTACGGGCGCACCCAGCGTAGTAGAATTGCTCCGGGGGAGCGTGGCCCATCCCGCGGGGTTCTTGGCGTGTTTTTATGGCGATACGGTGTGGTTGTCGGACCTGCTTCGCCTGCACGTGTTGCCGGAAGAGAATACACATAAGTTTCAGGAACCCGTTTTGGCACTGGCGATGGCCGGCGACACGATTTTGGTGTTTACGGAAACAACGGAAACGGACGGGATAACGCAGCAAGGCGGGGTTTACGCAATATCCGGTAACGACCCGAGCCAGATGGCCTGCTACAAGATCAGCGGGTCAACGCCGCTCCTGAACGTGGTGGGATTGGCCCAGGTGGGCAACATGGTCTACTGGCCGACATACGACGGCTTGGCGGTCAGTAATGGGTCGACGGTCGAGATCCCGACCTCGAACTACTGGTTGCGCAAAGACTGGATAGCGTTGCAGCCCGAGTTGATGATGCTCGAATCCGAGCACGACTGCTTGTACCTGAACGCCTCGTTTACGCCCGCAGCGTTGCCGCCAAGCGGCCCCGGCTACCACGGAATCCACATAAAATGGGAAACCCTGATGCTCCCGACTTTCCTTGGCGCCGAGGCGCCCGGAAGCGGCCTGAGACTTCGCATTGATCTAAAGGACGAACTGGCGGCCGTCACGACGTTCTCGGGGTACGATGGCGGCGGGGGCATCTGGCGGAGCCGACTGTTCGAGTTCCCTGTCGAGACCGCGTTCGATTTCATCCGGGTAGGCAGTTCGAGCGTGGTGACGGTTGTGGCTACCATCGACGGCGTCGACCAGGCGGGGGTGGATGTGCCTGACGATGACAAGGTCGCGGTCACGTGGCCGCACGGGCGCTATTACCAGTTCACGTTCAGGGGGACAGGGACAATAACGAGTTTTGAAGCCGAAGACCGGGTGATTGCGGCGGGCCAGGACGTTCTGGTGTTCACACCCGAGACCGTATCCAGTTTCAGGAACGTCCGGTTCCGGTATTCCGAGCCGCAGACCATTGCGGCTATCGCCCTGACGTGCCAGTCGGCGGCCGCCGTGACCTTGTCGATGTACGAAGGGGCCGAAGTTGACCCGTTTTACACTCTGACCGGCATATTTGACCGGATCGTCCCCATACCATTGGCCAGCCGGGTTCGTGCGACTGATTTCAGGATCGAGGTGGATACCGAAGTCAGGATCGAGCAGTTGGTCGTGGCGCGCGAGGTGTCGATGCCGGCCGGTGAGGTAATCCAAGAGGCAAACGCGGGGTTGGTGTCGTCGTGGTTGACCAAAGTGTACACTTTTGTACAAGGCGCGCAGACCCGGAGCGTCCGGGTGTCTGCCACTGAGCCGGTGACGATGCGCCTGTATTACGACGACGCGACAACGCCGAGCGAAGAACTGGAGATTGGGGACGCCTGGGAACATCGCGTGGTCAGCGCGAGTTTCACGCGGTTGCGCTACTGCTTTGTGGACGACGACGACCTGCCTGCGGACCATTTGGCGGGATCGGTGGTGGTAGCCACGTCCGTGCCGACGGAAGCGCCGGCTGAGGGCGTTCACCTGCTGGGGGCACCGGCCTACCGCGGGCAAGTCTACCGGTTCCATGAGCGAGGCCGGTACAGCGCAATCCAAGTCACGGCAGACGCCTACCCGTTGTGGTTGGACATCTACGAGTGGGCTGACCGGGAAGATCCAGCTTACACGGTCGTGATAAGCGACGATAAGACTGTCGCCCTGCCATGGGACGTAAGCGAGACCCCGACGTTGTGGGAGTTCGACCTTCGAAGCACCAAAACGGGGCTGGAAACCCGCGTACACGGGATGCACCTGTATCCGAAGACGGGGGTGCAGTCGGCGGACGACATCCATGTCGGCAATAGCGGCGGCGGTGCGCCGTGGTTGTGGGCGCGCTACGAGTTCGAACGAGCGACGCGGTTCTGCTCGAGGCGCATAGAGACAGTTGACGGCCAGTCGGTGTGGGTACAACTGTACATAGACGAAGCCGCGTATGGTGAGCCGCTCGAATGGAGGTCAGGGTATGAAAAATACTTCGCAGACTGGCCTGGTGTACTTGAGGGGCGTCAAATTGAGTTCCGGTTCTTCGAGTCCGAAACCGGCAAAATCCCGGCAGATTATCGGGTGTTGGCGGTACATCTATACATACTCAAACCGGAGGCGGTATCCGATGTGGCGATTATCGGCGACTATCCTTATTTATGGAGGGAATTCACGTTTGCGCACTCGGGCCGGTTCACAGCCGCCCAGGTGGTCCTGCGCGACGGCTACGAAGACTTGGATCTCATTCCTCGACTCCGGCTCCGGTGTGGTGCCGAAGAACAAGCGGTAACGCTTACCGGCGCTACCGCGTTTGCCTTGCCGTCGATGGCTGAAGGCGCTCAGTGGGACGTGTGTGTCGAGAACCCAGTGGGCGTCAAACAGGTGGTTTTATACGCCGAACAGACGGTTCCCGCGGGCGCGGGCATCGAAACCCATGCTAAACCGGGTGCTCCGGACTGGCTCAGAAGTCGGTACGAGTTCAAAGAGGCGACCGTACTGGCAGGCGTGCGCGTGGAGGCTTCTAGCTACCCGGTGACGTTAGAGGCGGAAACCGACGCCGGTACATTGTCCGTGGTGGTTACGGCGGAAGCCTGGCAACCAACGGGGTGGACGGCGGCGATCAACCGCGCGGTGTTCCGGTTCAAAGACGGCGCCGGCGCGGCTGCGGATGGTTTTGTGCGATGTTTGCGGCTGGTACCGCAGCAGGAAGTGCTGGTAGGCGCGGACGGGCTTGTCCACCTGACCGGCCTGCCGTTTTACTGGGGAATCCGGCTCCGGTTTGCCAACCCCGGAGCCTGGGCGGGCGTCAGCGTCGATGCAGAAGCCGAGGCCGACTTGAGCCTCGAAGTCTTGAGCGGGGCCGCCTACACCGCCGTGGCCACCATCAGCGCCAATTCGCCGGACCTCGAGCGCGTGAAATCCGCTGGCGAAAGCCTCCAACACGCTTTGACGGACCCGACCTACTCGAGTCTGTGGATGCTGGACATCGAGTGCGCGGGGATCGTGCATGACGTGATCCTTGTGGCATGGCAACCGCAGGACACGGGGCCGGTTGTCGAGGTAAGTACGAGCCCTGGCATCCCGGCGTGGTACCGGACCCGGTACCGCCTGGACAAAGAGCGGGTGCCGCGGTCGGTTTGGGTTCGTGGGGAAGCGGATCTTGACCTGTATTGCGGAACGTCGAAAGAGACGATCTCGGCGGGCGAGACCGAACGCCGGATCTCGACGCGGCACGAATGCTCCGAACTAATCTTTGATTTTGAGACCATTGTGGAGTCGGCGGGGGCAATGGTGAGTTGCGAAGAACACGTGGTGGTGTCCGGGTCAGGCGAAGTGGCGTTGATGGCGGGCGAAGTCCGGGCGTGGCGAAACAAGGTTCTGCGGTTTGCCAACTCGGGCGCGTGGGCCGGTATCAGCGTCGATGCGGACGAATCAGTCACTGTGACGTTGGAAAAGGTCGATGGGACATATACGGCGAGAGCGAGCATTGCCGCGGAAGATTCGGTGTTTCACCGGCTCAAAAGCAACAGCGAGACTCTCGCCCACGCTTTGACCGACCCGACAAACGGAGACCTCTGGTATCTCGATCTAATTTGCACCGGAACTATCCATAGCGTGATCTTCGTTGCGTGGCAGTCGCAAGACGTTGGCGAGGTGGTGCAGGTGTCCAACAGCCCCGGTATCCCCGACTGGTACCGGACCCGGTATCGTTTCCAGAAGCTGAACGTGCCGCGGTCCATCATCGTGTCCGGCAGTAGCGATCTGGATCTCTATATGGATACCGTCAAAGACACCGTGCCGCACGACGACGATGAACAGCGGTTTGACACACGCCGGCAATGTTCTGTGCTTGTCTTCGACTTCGAGGACCCTGTGGACACGGACGGGGCTACGGTGTTTTGCGAAGAACACGTGCCGGTGAAATCCACGGGTCTGGTCTTGCGGCAGGCGGACGGCGTCCCGGCCTGGCGGAACAAGGTATTCAGTTTCAACGAGCCCGGCGCGTTTTCCGTGGTGCGCGCGCGCCACTGCGCGACGGTGCGGTTCCGGCCGTTCGGGGGTTCGGCCTGGACGTCGGTAGCGATAGACACCACGGATTACACGGTGGTCTTGCCTATATTGACGGCGGCGCGAGAATGGGAAGTGGACTTTATCGCGGTCAGCGGTGAACGGGTATCCGAAGTTTTGCTGTTCACGCGGGCCGAAACGGTGCTCGAAGACGGGGTAGCCCGGTGGACGCGGGAAGGCGACGTCTACACGTGGTTGGACAAACGGGTGATCGTCCCGCGGGGCGTGGGGTTGACCTGCGCCCGCGTGGTAGCTACCGGCACCGTGACCATATGGATGCGGGATAAAGAGCGGAATTCGCTTTACACGACGACCGTACTGGCGGGGACAAACGGCTTCCGCCTGCCCCGGCTGGACTGGCAGAGAGAGTTCGTGTTTGACTTGGCGGCGGCGGAATCGGTCGAGATCGAGGCGTTCAGCGTAGCGACAGGATTTGCAAGATTATGAAACCGCGAAAACGGAAACCGTTGCGTGCGCCCGCGGTCGGGATGCGGGGGGCGCAGTCTGTGGAAGACCCGGCTTTGCGAGCTATGCTCGGCCAGATCCAAGCGAACCTCTACGCCGTAACCGGGCGGCTGGAGGCGGTCGAGGCAGACGTGACGGAGGGGCAAGCGCAGATCGAACAGGTAGACACCGACGTACAGGGACCCCTTGAAACCGCGGCGGCGGCAGAGACCGGCGGGGCTGGCACGTTTGGGACCGACATACAAAGCGTGTCGGATGAAAACTTACCGGGCGACTCGGGACTGGCGTGCCAGTCAAACCATGAGCATCGGGGAGTTCCTATTTTCACGGCAACAACCGAAGAAGGACTTGAGTCAGAGGATGTTCCCGCCACATCCATTGGGCGCGTCATTGGAAGTGGCGACGACAACGGCAATGTCTACATACGAAATCCCGAGAATGACGGGTGGGTGCAACTACCCTTGTCCTTTTCGTTTGGCGATGACATTGAATCGGTGTCGAACGTGAATGACGCCGGCGATTCTGGCTTATTGTGTTATTCAAACCATATTCACCAGGCGATTTATACGGCAACCACGTGGGGAGGGTTGTCGAACACGGATATACCGGCGACGGCGTTCGCTCGGGTAGTTGGCGGGGGCTCGGACAACGGGCGGATGTACGTGCGAAACGCCGCAAACACGGCCTGGGAAAGTTTCAACTATTTAGCGTAAGGAAACGAGATGGGTTGGTCTAATTATGGAAATGGTGCAGGAAACTGCAAGAGTGATGCGAGCGGGACGGTATTTTTTCAGGATCTCGCGGCTATCTTACACGAACTGACGGGGGCCGCAAGTGAGCGGATGGACCTGCTCAGTGATGCCTCCACGCCATTCACTACAGCGGCTGGGGGATCTGTTGCCGCGTTGAGCCTTGCTAACATCGAAGGCATGAGCAGGGCGCAAATAAAGACGAACATGACGGCATTGAAAACGATGATTACAAGCTTGATCAATACGGCGCGTATGTTTTCATCTCCCTACTGTCATTTTGTCGGGCCCGACTTGGCATTAAGTGGCATATCGGGACTGCTCGGACAAGGCAGTTATGGAACAAACTGGCTCGCTTCTGCAAATATTATATTATCGGGGGACGCATGGAATCAGATTCGGGAATGCTTTGACAATCTGACCAAAATAAGGTGGAAAGCTACAGTATCGTTTGGTGAATGGACCTCATTATCTAGCTTTTATTGGGAGGAACTTGACGAAACCCCCTATGGGCTTGACTTGTCTGGCGCAACCTATATGCTTAATGTCTCGCGCACCGCTCCGGTCGAGCCATATTGGCATCAATATTGGTGGAACGCACGAGATGTTATAGCGTCACCGGACTCGTACCAAGGAACACCTATCAAGATGACTTCGACGGTGTTGGTGGAATACGTAAACTACATTGAGAATACCGTAGTATTAAGCATTGGCGCGGTTGGTTTAGTCAGTGAAATGACGGGTGATGCCTTGACCATTTCAACTTCGCCCGGCAGTGATCCTTTTGTGACTTGGGGTGCTTTTCTAGAAGTCACGCCGTTGCTTTCGGTGCTTTACTCGGATGTTTCGGGGCTCCTTACATATAAGGGCGACTAAGATGATTGCGCAGCCACGAGTTAGGGCGTTTTAGGAGGGATTGACCAATGGCAGACTTGATGTATGGACGTAGGAACCGGGGGTTACGCCGCCGCGAGGAGTATGAGGAAGCGGGCCAGCAGGCGACCGGGCTGAACGCGATGGCGGGCGTGACGCGCGAGCGAGCGCCAGCCGAGCAGTTGGGGTCTGTCATGGACACGCGGCAGATGTTGCAGAACCTCGAAGCGGACACGTTCGACGCGCGGGCTGTGGAAGCCGAGCGGGCGATGAAGAACATCCGGGATATGGGTGGCCGGATGGCTGCTCAAGCCGTCATGGGTGGCGGCGGGGACACCGGCGGCAACCTTGCGGACATCGCTGCGTTCCAGACGCAAAACACCCGGGCGATTGGCATGGGGGCGATGCAGCAGTTTCGGCCGCAGACCATGGCGAACTTCCGGCGCCGGTCGGCGTTAGGCAACATAATGGACGCGGCGGATATCAGGAACGCCGACCAGATCCGGGAGTGGGCGGGTATGGCGTTGAACATGGAACGGGAGGATCGCGCCGTCCAGCGGGACGCTATGAAATGGGATTACGAGATGGGCCGGGACGCCCGGCGCGACGCCATGGACGAGCGGAAGTTTGGGTTGGACGTAATGAACACCAAAGGGGCCATGCAAGACCGTACCGACCGGCTGGGGCTGTCGGAGCGGCAACTGGCGGGCCGGGAAGAGTATCAAGACGCAATGGCCAAGTCGAAACGGAAGGCGGGCAAACTGGCGCTGAAGGGTAAGCAGGCCGATCTTGAGCAAAAGAAGAACGCGGAGATCGTCAAGGCATATCCCGGCGCGAGTCCGGAAGCGCGAGCCCGCGCCATGCAGGGCGATTACAGCTTGTTGCAGAAGGAGTATGACGAAGGCGAGGGAGACGCCATGGCCCCGCGGCCACGCATTACGCAACGCCAGACGGCAGCGACGACCAAGGCGGCGAAAGAGTTAAAGTCGTCCCAGGTGGCGTTCCACATGAAACGTGAGGGGTTCGATACCTTCGATATGGACCCCAACGTACAAGCCGAGTTGACTACGGCGTACAACGAGCTTTTGAAAGAGAACAAGGGCAACCACGCGGCGGCTGCGCGTGCCGCCATGCAGTTTGTGGCTCCGGAGAAGGTGTTCGACGCAGACGCAAGCAGGCTGGGAGCAAACCCCAAGGTGTTCAACCACCTCCGGGACACGCAGCAATGGCAACAGATCCGCCAAGCCCACATGGTCGGCATGGAGGTGTTGTCGCAGGAAGTGACCGGAGGGGTGTTGACCCAGGACGAGGCGGTAGCGATCTCGATGCAGAAAGCAACATCGCAGTACGGGCCGGGCCTCTTTGGATCGACGTTCCAGCAAGGGCCGGATTTGGTGAAGCAGGGGATGGCGAAGTTGGCGGCGGCGGATGCGGCCGAGACGAACACCGGGGGGGCAATGGCTGCTTCCAGCGAGCGCGAAGAGGCTCTACGGTCCCGCCGTGGTAAGCGCGGCGGGAAGAAGGCCAAACGCCAGCAACGGGAAGCCCCGGCCCCGGCGGAACCCAAGAGCGCAGTTATGGCCGACTGGTTCAACGGCGGGCGTCCGCAACGTCGGCCACGCGGCAACTACGCGCCTGACGGAACCAGACGCCCGGATGTTCCGCGGCGTATGCCAGGCGTGTATGTAGACGGCGTGAGGTGGGAACCTCGCTGGTCGCGGCAGTAGAAAGGCACTGATGGGACGATATCGGGATTTGATTGACCAGTTTGCGCCGGGTGGTGCGGCTACCGGATTGCCTGAAGGCGAGCCGGAAGACGTCATGGCCCCCCCCGCCCGCAGCCGGAGCGCCGCCTTGCTGGAAGTTTTCGACCCTGATAAGGCAACTGAGACGCTGACAGTGGCCATACCAGAACCGTCCGCCATGACGGCACCGGTCCACAAACGGGCGGACTGGCGGGAAGGCTTCCACGGGGATCTGATGCGCAAAGGCGTACTGTCCGAAGAACAGGCAAAAAAAGGCGCTGAACGGTACGAGGCGTGGACACGGCAACCCGAGGAGATCGGATATGCAGCCAGCCCCGGGGAGGGCGGCTTGGTAACGGCAGCCCGCTGGCTAAAGACGTATCCTGGCAAGTTCCTTGGAAAAATCCAGTTGGACCGCGCCCGGAACATGACATTTGAGACGGTCCCCCAGTTGGACGTGATGGGCGACCGCGAAGTTGAAGACAACCTGACCCGCATGATGGGTGTCGCGCCAGACCAAGAGTGGGAAAAAGAGATTACGTCAAAACTGCCAGAGTCTTGGGACTGGAAGAAAAAGCATATGTTCGCCCAAGCAAATTGGATGACAAAAACGGCAGACGAGTACGCACAGTGGCGAGCCGGTCCGGAAGGTCCGAGTACAGCTACAAAAGCGCTTATTGGCGTTGCTCAGAATGCGCCGTTGATGCTGGAGATCGCCGCAGGCGGATTAGCGAAAAAAGCGGTGACCGGGACGGGTAAGTTGGTCGGGAAAGGTTTAGCAAAACGCGCGACGCGCGGCCTTATCCACGGCTCGGTATATTCGGCAATCGAAGGCCCGCGCCAGTTTGCGGACGTGCGGGCAAACAAGACAGAACTGGGGCCGGACGGGATAACGCGGATGGTGGAGCCGGGCGCGGGTGTCGGTGAGTCGCTACTCAAAGCAGGCATTTATGGCGTGTTGGAACCAGCTGTCGAGATCGCGGGCGGCGAGATGTTTGTCAAAAACGCCCTAAAACCGCTAGGAAAATATGCAGCGGTCAAAGGCCCCGGCTGGTTGGTAAACAAGGTGGCGCCGAGTCTTGCGCAGAGGGGCAAAGAGGCATTGGCAGGAATCGGCCTTGCGGTCTCAGATAAAGCGGGCTGGATGGCCCCGGCTGTACGCCAGTTCAACGAGATTACCGGGTTTCAAGGGATGGGGGTAGAAATCACGGAAGAGGCGTTGCAGGCGTTTTACGACGCGGTAGGCAACATCTCGAACAGTTACGACAAAGCCGGGTTGCAGAACGTCCCCGAGGCGGCGCAGGCGTTCAAAGACCAGTTTATCGAGATGGCGGGCACCTTGGCGCTGATGCGCGGGGGCGAGTACGGGATCAGCGCACCCGCCTACCTGAAGACGCGAGCCACTGTGGCGAAAAGCCTCGAGGGGTTCCGCGACATGGGGTACGACGTGCCGGACGCGGGTGTCGTGAAACGGTTGCCAATGGACGACAAGATCGACATGCTCAACAACTTCCGGGACATCCACGGACTCCGATACTTCGGCAAAGAGGGGATTGGCTGGCACGACATACCGGCGGAAGAGATGGCGGAGATGGACCCGCAGGAACGGGAATTGAAGTTGATGGAGATGAAAGCCGAGTGGTACAAAGGCCGGCTGCAACAGTTGGGGATGCAGCCAGATGAGGTCGAACAAGCGTTCCAGACCAAGACGGAACCTGAGTTGCAGGCGATGGTGACGGAACGCACGGTGGATGACCAGGTACGCCAGCTGGGTGTCGACCCGACCGGGTTTAAGCCGCGCGAGAAACGGGAGATGGTTGAGGCGGCATGGCGTCAGCAACTCGATGCCACCTTGGCGCCGTATGTGGACGAAACCGCGTTGCAGACAATGACGGAAGAGGAGAAGATGAACGCGGTGGCCGGCTCGATGGGCGCAGTTGCCAGCATCGGGCCGAAGCCGCAGGGCGAGTTCGAGGCGCCGTGGGCGGGCGGGGAAGACGCGATGGCGCCACCGGCAAGGCCGGGTGGAGTTGTAGGGCAAACTATACCGACAGAACAGCAAACGGTTGTGCCAATCGAGCGGGCCAATGCCCCCGTACAGCCTGTGGTTACGCCTACTGCGCCCACCGTTTTTGAACAGGGGACAGTCGCCCCTACAGCCGCACCTGTTGCGGGCGGGTTCAGCGATGAGGTGTCAGACACGTTGCGGGCGATCCCCCAAGGCGACCCGATCCATATGTCGGAGTTGGGGAAAGGCGCGAAACCCGCCGTCGAGGAATTGGAACGTCTGGGGTTGGTGGCCCGTGAAGCCACGGCCAAGGGGCGCCCGAAAGCTTTTGTCCGGCTGACGGAAGCCGGCGTGGCGGCGCAGGCAGAGGAAGTTGCGAGGAAGAAAGCCGGCCGCGTTGCACCCGTCGCACCGCCTACGCTGCCCCAGGAGACGCCAGCGGTTCCAGCGGGCAAAACCCCGACCCGGCCCGAGATCGTTCAGCCCGCGCCAGCGGCGGCAGCACCTGCCCCCACAGCGCAGGCCAAGCCAAGAGTAACGCTCGCAAATGGAAACGTCGTAGACGTTCAGGCAGACGACCCCGTTGTCAAGGCGGGCGTATTTGATTGGTATGCTGACGATTCGCCGCCGCACCTAGGGGGTGGCATTGCGCTTCCAAAAGGACACCCCGTACCTGAATTTAAATCTTACGATGATGCACAGTCGGCCATTGACGATTACACTGACATTCTGTCAAACAAGTACGGCGAAGACGCGGCAGTGCAGGCTCCGGTGTCCGTCGGAACGGGCGGATTTGCCGATCTGCCAGCGACACCTACGCCATTATCGTTGCCTGAAATAAGCAAACTCCGAAGCCTTTATGTTGCCAGAGACGCCATTGACGCCAGAGAAACAAAGGCGACGTTCCACAGTGTGTTATCTGATGTTGGCAGTTTTGAACCTCTTTCAGAAAAAGAGGTTAGAAAGGAACTGGCGAAACTCCAAGATGAAGGTAGGCTGGATCTCGCAATGGGCACAGAACCGAGATCACCAGACAGTCTTGTTGCCAAGATATACGAGTCACTGCACTGGAAAACGGATGATACGTGGAACTCAAAAACCGACCCCGATCTAGACCTAACGTTTTACGAGGAGGCGTTGCGAGCCGAACAATACGGAGGATACGAACACGACCCCACACCAGAATTAAACCTTGCTCGCAGAATAGCGGCGGCTGCTACAGGGAATGTTCGTAGAAAAAGACTTCCAGGACCGCAACGCAGACTGACTCTTCAACCCCAACCAACGGAGGTAACACCCAATGCCGTGCCACGGAAAGAAGCGCAAAAAGCCCCGCAAGTAGAACCGTTAGCCCCTTGGCTTAGAGAAGAAATGATCCGCCAAGGGAAAAATCCTAACCGGCTTATGAACGACATCGACGTTGAGCAAAGCCGAGATCTGATCGCGCAAGACCCGATAGTGCAGTTCATCCAACAAGCCCATCCAGAACTGGCAGAGAGGGCGTTGCGTGGCGATTTGAGCGTAGAGGAATATCGTAAGTATCAGCAAGAATCAGCGATACCCCTAACGGCCCCCCGGAAGGAGCCGACCACCCCCGCGGCGGAAGTAGAGACGAAAACTCGCAAAAAAGAGCCATGGGAGATGACGTCCAAAGAGTGGTCAGACCAAGTTGATCGCATAGACGCACGTATCGAGCAAGCAAAGATCGCAGGCCAAATACCCTACCTGGAAGTTGCACGGAAACAGCCACAAGGACGAGTTGTGTATGAGGCGCATGGTCTCGATGGAAAGTTGCTGGCTTCTGGTACGGCAAAGAGTTTGGGCGAAAAGCTTTACCGCAGAAAAGATAGGTACTGGAATGTCAGTGGTGGTTTTCTTCAATATGAGCAAAATGAGCCGTTTAGCGTCGAAGGTTATCGTGCGAAGTTGCGTGAAATAAACAAGAAACAGCACGGGGAATTTGTTGAACACGACATCAGAGAGGGGAAAACGCCCCCGCCCGAAGTACTGGCAGAGTACCCCGATCTAAAGCCGCAACCCGCAAAAGCAGAACCGGAAGCGAAACCAACCTCCGCCGCCAAACCCGCGCCCACCAAGTCCGTCACCGACACCATCTTCGACGTGATGACCAAGACGTTCGGCGGCAAGGCACAGTATCGGGCCGTCGCAACCAAAGACAAGTTGCCCGCCAAGGTGAAGGAGGCGGCCCGGGCGGAGTTGGAGAAACAAGGACTCAAGTGGGAAGACCAGCGGCTCCATGCGTTTTACCTGAACGGGTCGGTGTGGTTCATCAAAGACCAGTTGGAAGCGGGTGCGGAAGCCGCCGGGATGACGCTGGAAGCGTTTGTGACGGCCAAGGCCATGCACGAGTACGGGTTGCACCTCGGCCTGCGCAAGATGATGGGCGAACTGTTCGGCCCCACGGCGCGCACCGAGATGGACCGGCTCTGCCGAAGCGTGACTGATAGTGTTGGGCGCGACAAGGTGTTGGCGGCGTTGCCGTCGACGTATGCCGGCTTTGACGACACCGCGTTGGGCCAAGAGTATCTGGCGAAACTGGCGGAGAAACTGGACGCCGGGACGCTGACAGCCGAGGAAAAGACCGTGTGGGACCGGCTGGTCGAGTTTATCAAAAGCGTGCTGAAGAAAGCGCGGGGCACGTTGACGGATACGGATATCGACCAGATCGTCCGCATGGCCGTGTCGCGGGCCAAGGCGAAGGGCGCAGTGGTCGAGGAAGAAGCGGTCGCGCAGACGCAGCCGGAAGTCACGCCCGCGCGAACGGCGCTGATCGATCGGTTGGTCGCGACGATGGAGGCGCGGCAACCGAAACACAAGATCGTGCCAAAATACGAATTGAAGGGTTCTGACGGAAAGTGGTATGGCGGGGATATGCCCGCGAAAGTAGATTACAGCGGTGAACGCCGCATTTCCGGGTATGTGTTTCAAGACAAAGACGGGACAAGGTTTGCTGCAAAGCATTATGCCACAGAGGCAGAAGCCCAAGCTGCAGTTGATCGGCGGCAGGAACGCGATGCCGAAGACTTCCGCAAGGCGATGGCGGAAAAGGACGACGAGGGCCTTCAAGAGTCAGCGGATTACTGGCTTGGGAAAAAGGAAGCGACCGCGAAAACGCCGACCGTAGCGCCCACAAAGCCCCCAAAAGCGGCCACAATGACGGGGAACGCAGAAGACGATGCGCGGCTGTTGCGTCTTCAGGAGAGGGCCAAGACGGGGCGGAGTATGACGGCAAGCGACGAGAAGTCGCTGAAACTACTCGAGGATAAAGCCAAAGCTGATCCGGGGAAATGGACTTCGGGCGACGGCGTTGGCTATCGGGTTGACCGCCAGATTAACCGAGGATTCCAAGTCGTCCAGGTAGATACGGCAACAAAACTAGCGCTAATCCGGCAAGTGGCGGATACGGGGCTGACGAGCACTGGTGGCGACACGGACAGGATCAAGCCGGAGTGGATTCACGTTGCGGATTTGGTACGGGACAAGAAATACGATGAGCCACCGGCTTCTCCCGCAGAAGTGACGTCGACGGCTACGAAAACGCCTGGAGGTGCGGTTCGCCTTGCGGAGATGGTATATGAGCGACTGAAGGCGGGCGAGTCGATTGGGGACGCCTATTTCTTCAAGATAGCCGATGAGGCGTATGGCGGGACGCGAGCGCAGGGGACATATGGCCCGAGCGATGCGTATGATGCAATGGAAGCGGGCTTAAACCGCTATTTGGCAGGGTACGGTATGGACCTGTCGCCCACGGGCGACTTAGAGAAGGTGAAAGAAGACATTGAGCGGATTCGTGGCGCGGTGCGAGCGGTACCCCGCCAGAAAAACCGGAGCGGGGAACGGAACGCATATCAGCAATTCAGCACACCCCCGGATTATTCGTACGCGGTGGCGTGGTTGGCGAACATCGGGCCAGGCGACGTGGTCTTGGAGCCAAGTGCGGGGACGGGGAACATAGCCGTTCATGTTGCGGCAGCGGGCCCAGAGTCGGTTATTGCCAACGAATTGAGCGAACGGCGGGCAGAACTGCTTCGGGGCATTCCTGGCGTGACGGAGGTTTTGACAGAAGACGCCGAGCAGTTACACAACCTATTGCCGGAAGCCAGGCGCCCAACTGTAGTTGTGATGAACCCGCCGTTTAGCCGTGCGCCAACCCGCATGGGCGAGAAGAAAGTAATCGGGACCGACCTCAAGCATATAGGCGTGGCGTTAAAGATTTTACAGGATGGCGGCAGACTCGTGGCCGTGATTGGCGCGCCGTTGACCGTGGACGAAACAAAGACATTCCAGACATGGTATAATACTGTTAGCAAAAGATTTAACGTTCGCGCCGTGCAACGGGTAAGCCGGGACGTTTATACGTCACAGGGAACAAACTTCCCGACGCGAGTTGTCATAATAGACAAGACGGGTCCGACGCCGGCAGGCGGGACGATTGAGTCGAAGGAACTTGTACTGCTGGCGCAGTTGGTAGAACGGTTGGAGGGAATCCGCAATGACCGTGTCCGAGTTGAACGACTTCGAACTGAGCAAGTTGTGCCTGGAGAAGTTGAAGGAGGTCGGGGAGAACCCGTCGCCGCACTGCCTGTACGCGCTCCAATTGCTAGCGTGGCTACTGGAGGAGCGGGCGGAGTTGGTGCAGTTGCCAGCGGCGAAGTTTCTGCCGGAACTCGAGGGGTTCGTGCAGAGCCACCTGGACGACGCGGGGACGTTTCCGCTGTTGCTGAGCAGCCAAGAGGAGGACCAGAGTCTGGAGGAGAAGGCGGAGGTCGAGGTGCAAGACCTAAAGGATCTGCCGGCGGAGTCGGTGGCGGAGCGGTTACTGGAGAACCTTCACGAAAACCTGTCGAAATTCACCCCGAGTCTGCGGGAGTAGCTCGCACAGGTGCCCCTGAACAACTAACCGAAAGCGTGTTTGTTCCCTACAAACCATCGGTTAAGTTTCCCAAGAGCAAACCCCACCCCGGCGAAGTCCGCGAATCAGCTACGATGTCTGCGGTGCATCCGCCCCCTCTAACCTACTCTCCGTTGCTTCCCGCAGAGGTTGTAGAAAAAGGGCTGTTGTCAGACGTCCAGTTAGAGCCAGTAGCTCGGGCTGGCGCTGCACACGAGAAAATGTTGCCTGCGCTGGAAAACAAGAGGGCGCAACGTCGTGGTTTTCTGCTTGGGGATGGCACCGGCGTTGGGAAGGGCCGGATCGTGGCCGGGGTGATTCTCGATAACTTCATGCGTGGACGGAAGAAGGCCGTCTGGCTCTCGATGTCGCAGAGGTTGTTTGAAGACGCGCAACGGGACTGGGCCGGGATAGGCCAAAACAAACGCAAACTTTTCAACCAAGGCAAGATCAATCTGGCTTCGGCAATCGCAGCCAACGATGGTATCCTGTTTACGACGTATGCGGTCTTACGATCTAAAGCGAAAGCAAAACAGACCGAAAAAGCCCGGACACGGCTGGATCAGATAATCGACTGGCTTGGCGATGATTTTGACGGGGTTATCGTGTTTGATGAGGCACACGCGATGGCCAACGCCATGCCGTCCAAAGGGGACCGGGGCGTAAAGAATGCTTCTGGCCGCGCTTTGGCTGGCTTGGCGTTACAGAACCGGTTGCCTAACGCGCGGGTGATGTATGTCTCAGCAACAGCCGCGACGGAAGCGGAGAACTTGGCGTACATGGAACGGTTGGGTCTGTGGGGGCCCGGGATGCCATCTCCCAACAAACAGCATTTCTTGAACAAAGTGGGGAGCGGCGGTCTTGCCGCAATGGAGGTAGTCGCGCGCGATTTGAAAGCACAGGGATTGTCTATGGCGCGGAACCTCTCATATGATGATGTTGATTTCGACCGGATAGAACACCCATTGACCCCGGATCAGCGGACCACTTACGACGCGCTGGCTCGTGCATGGCAAAAGGTGCTGCAGGACGTTAATGCCGCATTAGGAACAACCGACGCGGACAAGAACGCTAAGGGCCGCGCCTTGGGCCAGTTTTGGGGCGCCCACCAACGGTTCTTCAACCAGATCATCACGGCAATGCAGGTGCCGTCCGTATTCACTCGGATCGAGGCAGACATCCAAGCGGGACGGTCGGTGGTGGTGCAGTTGACAAATACGCACGAAGCAGCGCAAGAACGAGAGTTGGCGAAGCGGACGGAAGACGACGACTTAGAAGATTTTGACCTGACGCCGCGCGATATGTTGTTGCAGTACCTCGACAACTCTTTCCCGACACAGCAGTACGAGGAATACCTGGATGAAAACGGCGTCACGCAAACGCGGCCGGTACTCGATTCGCACGGGAACGCGCTGGAGAACCAAGAGGCGGTGAAGGCGAAAGAACGCCTCTTGCTCGAACTGGGATCAATCCAGGTGCCGCAAAGCCCGCTCGATATGCTCATTGACCATTTTGGGCGGCGCGCGGTTTCCGAAGTAACCGGCCGGAAACGGCGGGTGGTAAAGGACGAAGCGGGGAAGATGACGATCGAGGCCCGCGGCACCGGGGCGAACCACGCTGAAATAGCATCCTTTATGGCGGGCAAGAAGCGGATACTGATCTTCAGCGAGGCGGGCGGCATAGGCGCGAGCTATCACGCGGACCGGGCGAGTGCGAATCAGCAGCAACGCGCCCATTATGTCCTGCAGGCGGGATGGCGTGCGGACCGCGCAGTACAGGGCATGGGACGGAGCCACAGAAGCAACCAGGCGGCAGCGCCTATCTTTACGCTCGTAACGACCGATTTGAAGGGCCAGAAACGATTTATCAGCACCATCGCGCGGCGACTGGAGCAGTTGGGCGCCCTGTCGAAAGGCCAGCGGCAAGCAGGGGCGACCGGTTTGTTTGGGCCAGAAGACAATCTGGAAAGCACAGAAGCGAAGGAAGCCCTTCTCACGTTCTATCGGGACTTATATGTGCAACGCATTCCTGAAATACAAATTGCTGACTTCGAGCAGGAAATTGGAAAACGGTTGCGCGATAAAGACGGACGCTTACTGCAGACCCTGCCGCCGATTCGCCAGTTTCTAAACCGCCTCCTGTCTATGACGGTAGACCGCCAGAACCAAGTCTTTGACGAATTCGATACCCGGCTGAAAGAGCGAGTTCAGATTGCCTTGGCGGAAGGCACGCTCGACCAGGGGCTTGAAACGTATCGGGCGCACAGCATCAAGAAGGCCGAGGAGCGAGTCGTCCACACGCAAGAAGAAACCCAGGCGCAGACAAAGTATGTGCGCGTAGCGGTGCAGCAACCAATTAAGCGGATGAGTTTCGCGACGGCGCAAAAGTTGGTGAAATCGAAAAAGGGCGGTTATTTCCGCAACAACGAATCAGGACGGCTCTATGCAGTGGTGCCCGGCCCCGACAAGACAACGGAAACCGGCAAGATTGAAAAACAGTACCGGCTTCACTCGCCCCGCGGAACCATCAGGACGATCCCCAATTACCAATTGCAAGGCCACAATTGGGAGAGGGTCGGCACCGATTTTGACACTTACGAGTCGGAACCGGCGTGGACGGAAGAGTACAACAAAGCCCCGAAGTTTGACGAGTTCGAGGAACACTTGATAACGGGCGTGGTCCTACCGATTTGGGATCGCATTACCGGGAACACGCGCATTGTCCGGATGTTGACGGACGACGGTGAGCAACTCCTGGGGCTTCTGCTCCCACCCGAAACGTACAAGGAGACGTTGAGGAACCTCCAAGTAGAAGTCGCCGGTCCGCAACTGACGCCAGTAGCGGCACTCGAGGGGATTGTCGAGGGAACGTTTAAGGTGGTGCTTGCTAACGGTTGGCAGGTAAAACGATCTTTTGTGGACAAGGAAGCGCGGGTAGAAGTGACAGGTGCAGACTGGGCTCAAAAACAGATGCTTGAGAACTTAGGTGCGTTTGTGGAGCAAATTGATTGGAAGACACGCTTATTCCTGCCTACGGGAGAGAAAGGGCGGGAACTCTTGGAGCGTGTCCTGGAAACGAGTCCAGTGGCCGATGTGGTGAAGTTTGGTCGAGGCAATGAATTTCAACCTTCCCTCGGTGCCCCCGGCCCGGAGTTCGCGCCGTCGCTGGGCGAGGCGTATGACAAGGCGAAAGAGTTTGCGTGGAAAATGGCGGAGAAGGCGGAGAAGAAGCTGACGAAAGAATCCGAGGCAAAGACGGTTGGCGCGGTGCGGTCGGAACTGGCGAAACGCGACAAAAACGCCAAGCCCGACATATCCCCGTGGCGGGTAGCGCTGGGGACGCCGTTGCGGAACCTTCGGAAGACTTACGCCGGGAAAAAAATATGGGATGCGGCGTTCGGGCAGCCACAGGAACGTTATGAGATTCAGGATGCCTTCTTCGATCTGGATTATGAGACGGGGCAGAGTGCCGTCAAAAGGATGGTGAATTACACGCGGAAACACAAAAGGGAATATGCCGACCAGTGGGTGCCGCGATACTTGCAGCGAGATATGGATGCGCTGGGTTACAAGGCCAGGCAGGGGAAGACGGGGTGGGAAGTAATCGATCCTATGGGCAAGGTGGTGGAAACCTTTGCGCCGGGTGTTGACGAGGACGCGGCTTGGACGAATGCGTATTTGCGGACCCGGCAAGACGTGATCGAAGGCCGGAACTTTGTACTAACAGATGATGGCAAGATCCGCCAAGTGACAGTACCAAAGATGTCGGAAGCAGCGGGCGATGCGCTACTGGACATGCGGTTGATTTTTCATCGGACCTGGGCACACCTGTCAGATGAAGCGAACATAGCGGAGAAGGTGTTGAAAGACGCCGGGGCCGAGATCCAGACCGTCAACTACGATGGCGAAGAGATCTCGGTGTTCGAGGCCATGCGGCAACTTGGCGATTTGCGCGGGTATTACATGCCGCGGTTGCGGGGTGTCGGGCGAAACGAATTACGCGCCAGGAAAGAAGGCGAAAACCCGTTTTACAAAAAGTACAACACCAGGACGGGCCGAAAAATCGCTGGCTTCATGAAGGCAAGGTCCGGGTGGGACACCGAATACAGCCGGTCTTCGGAGTCCAGCGAAGAGGCGTTTGGCGATATCAGCCTGGTCGCCATGAACGATGTCATGAAAAAGGCCCTTGAAGACACCGCCAAACACCAGAAAGAGGTGTCGCCGAAAAGCTTTGAAGCGCTCGGGCTTGAGACGGATACCATACAGTACACGCGAAAAACGGACGGGGTGGTCGAGGATCATTTCGTTATCAAGGCCGACGACGGCAACAAGCGGTACAACGAACTGTGGAAATCGTTTCAGGGCGGACGGTGGAAAGACGGGTTTTGGCATTTCATAGCTTCGGAGAAGAACCCCGTCAGCGCCATCAAGCGGACGTTGCAACGCGCCGCAGTCAGCCAGAATATGCAGCAGGTCGGCGCGGCGGACTTGTTTGGCCGCGCCCTTGCACAACAACTGGCGGTGATGATGCACGCACGAGGCAGCCGGGCGCGTAAGATCGGGCGTAACGAGGCAAAAGGCAAAGACGTATACGTCGGTTATGACCCGGATCCGGTGAGGGCCATGGTGGCGACCGCCAGTGCAATAGCCGGCGGCACGGCAAAGCGGCACATGGCACAAAAGATGTTGAACGCCGTGATGGGCGTCGAAATGCCGTGGAAAGACTTCCTGGCGAAGAACCTACCGGCCGACTTTGACAAGTTGTCCCACTCGGAACAGGTAGCCAAGCGGCATGAGATTTGGGAGCAGTACGAGGCGGGCAACAAAGAACGGCGGCTTGATTCTGGCCTACAAACCGAAGCTTACGATGACGCCGTATCGTATATCCGGGACCAGTTGCGGAACGACACGGCCATGGAACGGGTGTTCGGATGGATTCGCGGCTTGGCCTCGCAGTACTTTTTGACGGGCGTGGCGCCTGCCGTTATAAACCACACCACGATGGTGACGACAGTCCCCGCGATATTTCACCAGGAAGGCAAGATCCCGTTTGCCCGGACGTTCGCGCTCCTCGGCAAGATGGAACCGATCTACATCAAACACCGGATAGCCCAGCGGCGCGGCACCCCCGAATCTCTCGGCCCGGAAATGAAATGGTTGCTCACCGAGATCTCGCGGCGGCGGTGGGACGACGCCCAGATGAACATCGAAGCGATGGAGGTCATGCTTTCGCAGTTCCGCGGGAAAGCCCGTCGCGTAATGGAAGTCAATATGATGCTGTTCGCCGTGGTTGAACAGGTCAACCGGGCCACGACGATCCTGATGGGATACCACGGGTTGAAAGAGCAGATCAAAGGCGATCTGACTGAGGAACAGCGGGAAGAATTACTGATGAAAGCCAAAGACCTGACAGACTTGGCGCACGCCAGTTATGGCAAAACCAATCTGCCATCCATTATGCGCGGCAGCAACCTCATTCCGCAGATCCTCCGAAACGCCTATCTTTACACGACATACAACCACAACCTCGTCCAAATGGCTATCAGCATGGGGTTTGGAAAGAACCACGACCGAAAGGCGCTGACGTACCTGCTGGCGTCACACGCAATATTGGCCGGCCCTAAGGCGCTTGTCGGACTCGGACCCTTGTTGGTCTTGGCAAAGGGGATCATAGCGCTGGCGGGCGGAAACCCGCCGGAAGACCCCGAGGAGGCCTATTACAAGTGGGTCGAGGAGACGTTCGGCGAGTATGCGGAAGGCGTCGCCCGCGGTGGTGTGTTTGGGGCGCTGGGAATCGACGCCAGCGGCTCGATGGCCATGCGTGGGTTTGATATCCCCGTGACGTTCAACGAGATTCTGGGCGACCCGATGGGCGCAAAACAGCGGATCTGGGCGTGGGCGGGTGAAACTGCGTTCGGCGGCCCCACTGGCGAACTGGTGTTGGGTAAAGCCGTTGGCGGTGCGGCGGACTTGGCACAGGGACGGTTTTCCCAGGCGGCGGAGAAACTGACGCCGCGTATGATATCCGCGCCGATCCGGGCGATCCGGGAATATAGGCATGGCGTCGAGACGGCCTACGGGACGCCGGTGTTTTACGGGAAAGAGCGGTTACGCCCGAGTTTCATGGCGGCCGTGTTACGCGGACTCACCTTCAATCCCATCGAGGTGTCCGGCAAACGTGCCGAACAGTGGAGCGACACGGAAACGCGCCGAAAGTATGAGGGCCAGCGGTCGGCCATCTATGACCAGATCGACCGGTGGGCGTCGGACAGCGGGCGGTACGCGGCGGATTGGGTAAACATCTTGGCCGAAGTGGACCACTACAACAACTATGTCAAGTCCAAGATGTTGCGGGTGCCACAG